ATAAATGAACCAATAGGTCTATTATTTTCTTTAATACCAACTCTATTTCTTCTAATTGATTTAGATATGATTGAAATAGCGTCACTTTGACCAATGATTTTTGAGGATAACCGTTCTTCTAAGTTTATTAATTTTTCAATTTCATTAACATCTAACTTAGATATTGGAATACCTGTTACATCTGAGATTATATTATATACATCATCAACATTAATAGGTATTAAATTATTTTTTTGTTTTTCGGACCACTTACTTTTTTCATCTTCAAGTTTAACTAAAACTTTTTTTTCATCATCCCTAAGCTTAGCTGCTTGTTCATAATTTTGAGTTTTTACTACTTGTAGTTTTCTTTCCTTTATCTCCTCAGATTCTTTCTTTAAATCTTCAATTATTTGAGGAGACTTTAAGTTTATTTTTTTATTAGACCCTAATTCATCTAATATATCAATTGCCTTATCAGGAAATTGTCTATCGGTAATATATTGTGATGATAGATTTACGATTGTTTCGATAACATCATCATCATATTTAACCTTATGATAATTTTGATATACTTCTTTTAAGTTATTCAAAATTAAAATTGTCTCAGGTTTAGTAGGTTCTTTTAAAATGATTTTTTGGAACCTTCTAACTAAAGCAGCATCTTTTTCAATATGTTTCTTATATTCATCAAATGTGGTTGCACCAATACATTGAATTTCACCCCGAGCTAATGCTGGTTTAAGAATATTAGCAACATCCATCGAACCTGAAGCATTACCAGCACCTACCATTGTATGTAGTTCATCAATGAAGATGATAATATTAGGTTCATTTAATAACTCATTTAATATCGCTTTAATTCTTTCCTCAAATTGACCTCGATATTTAGTACCAGCAACTAATGAAGTTAAATCTAAAGATAATATTCTTTTATCTAATAGATTTGACGGACATTCTCCCTTAACAATCAATAACGCCAATTTTTCAACCAATACTGATTTACCAACGCCAGCATCTCCAACAATAACCGCGTTATTTTTTTTCTTTCTTGAAATAATTTGGGCAATTCTTTTTACTTCAGATTCTCTACCGATGACTGGATCGATTTTACCTTCTTCAGCCAATTTATTTAAATCTCTTGAGAAATTATCGAGAATTGGCGTCCTCGAACCTTTCCTTACCTTTTTAAAGGATGTTTGTTGACCTTCGTCAAAATAATCTACTGACATCTTTTTTGTTTTAGTGAATTATACGAAAAAAAATTATAAACACAAATATATGACTTTTTTTTGGTTTAACAAGATATTCGTCATTTTTTTTGTAGTTAAGATATTTATAATGAAAAATAAAATGATATTAACGAATCATTATATTCAGTGATTAGAGAAATAAAACAAAACAGAAGAAAAAATCGTTATTAATAATAAAAAATATGGCAATATTATCTGAAAAGATTGAAGGAAAATTAATTGAGGTTAAAATTCAATCATCTAACATTAAATCTTCAACTTACAATACTGAAGATAAAACATTATTAATAGAATTCAATAATAATTCATTATACCAATATAATGAAGTACCTTGGGAAGTGTTCACAAAATTTAGAATGGCAGAATCTCAAGGAAAATATTTTAACTCTGACATTTCTAAAAAATACAAGTACGAAAAAGTAAAATGAACCTACTAAAAGAATTAATTGAAGATATCGGTAAAGATAAAGAAATTTTAAAATCTTTTGAATTAAAGAATTCATTATCTATGGATATTTTTGAAAAAATAAATGATTCATATATTTTAAAGGAAGAAATAAGAGAAAAATTATTAAAAATAACAGATAAGTTTTTAGATTTTTTAAATGTTGATTTTTTTGTATTTGATATTCATTTAACAGGTTCACTGGCGAATTATAATTGGTCAAAGTACTCTGATTTAGATTTACATATAATGTTTGACATTAAAGAATTAGTTTCAAACGAAGATTATAAAATTTACGAAGAAATTATTAAAAATTTTTTTGAAACTAAGAAAAAAAATTGGGGTCTAACAACAAATGTTAAAATTAAAAATTATGAAGTAGAATTATATGTTCAAGATGTAAATGATAAACTTCTTTCATCAGGTATATACTCCGTCTTAAATAACGAATGGGTAGTTGAACCAATTAAAATGAAAACACCTTATGAAATTGACGAAAAAAAGATATTAGAAAAAAGTCAGGAATTTATACAACAAATTGATAGTTTAATTAAAAATGAAACAACTAACGATAAAAAATTAAAAGAGGTAGAAAGGATAAAAAAGAAATTAAAAAAATTTAGACAAAGTGGGTTAGAACGTGGAGGTGAATATTCATATGAAAACTTAACATTTAAACTTTTAAGGAGAAATGGATACATTGAAAAATTAATGACCATTAAAACAAAAATTCTCGATAAAGAATTATCTATCACACAATAATAAACATTATTTTTTCTTTTTATACATATATTTATAGTATATTAAGAATAAAAAATTTATAATATTAAAAATATGGCAGACTTAAAACCATTAGGAAGTGAAAAACTACAAGGAGATGAAAAATTAAAACGAATCCTTGAGTTAACTTATTACGGAAATAAACCAAAATCACCTGTTCAAAACAATTCTGATTACATTACTGAATCATATAATGGTACATACGGTATCGTTAGAGAAAAAGATGGGTACTATGTAAAAAAAGGATTAAATGAAAGTTCATTAGATTATATTGGAGGTTTGTTCATGAAAAACAAGAACAGATTTTCATCATATGCTGAAGCACTAAAAAGATTAAATTTACTTAGTGGAGAACAAATAAATGAAGCCACAAAATATGTTTTAAAACAAAATTCGGCGGAATCAACACCACCTATGCCAGCAGAAATGCCTTCAGAAATGCCAGCAGAAATGCCAGCAGAAATGCCTTCAGAAATGCCATCAGAAATGCCTGATGGTGAAATGCCGTTAGAAGAACCTGATGGTGAAACAGAACCTAACGACAAACCTTCTGATTACATGTCTGAAATACAAAAATTTGCAGGAAAATTAGGTCAAGAATTAAGAGACCAAAAATCAAAAATGGAAAGCGACGATATTAAGTACGTTTTAAATATGATTATATCTGCAGTAAATTTAGATAAATTAGAAGAAGATGATATCGAAGAAATTGGTAAGAAATTCGACAGAGACGAAGAACCTGAAATGCCTGAAGAAGAACCTGAAATGCCTGAAGAAGAACCTGAAATACCTGAAGAAGAACCTGAAATGCCTGAAGAAGAACCTGAAGATGAAGATTTAAGTGAAGTTATGGATAAGTTAGATAAGTTCATAAACACGCCAGTTCATACAGATGAAATTGATTTAAGTAAATACGCTGATCTTGATGAAGAAGATGTTGAACCATCATCAAATCAATACCAAGAAAAACCAAAATATAGTGGTTTTGTTGGAACTAATCCAATGAAAAATAATTCAAATGATGAAGATGATATTCAAGAGTTAGATTTGGATGAAATAAAAAAAGAAATAAATAATAGTATAAATACAACATTAGGGAAATATTTTAAATAATGAGATTAATATATATTAATGAAATTGGGTTAGATTATAAAGGACAGAAACAATATGAATTTATATTCAGTGAAAATGAAGAAATTGAAATGGAAGAATGGTTCGATATACCTGCATCATCTACCAGTTCAATAAAATCTCCTGATATTGAATATATTGATACTATTGGATTATTAAAAGATTCTGATTTAATTTTAGAATTAATACAAAATTCAGATTATTTTGGTGTAATAGATTCAGTTGATGGTATCGTTGCTATGGGTTGGGAAAAATTAAATTTAGATTCAGAAAATGATAGATTATTTTTTAGATTTGGTGAATCAATAGACTCCATAACAAAAAAATTAAAAACTAGAGGATATAATTTAGAAAATAAAAATATAAAATTAGAAACATTATGAAAAGAATACATATTATAAAGAAACTTTTATCTGAAGGTTTTACAGAAAGAACATTATCTATGTTAGATGATAAACAACTCTTATCTTTAAATAAGATTATGGTTAATGAACAAGTGGGAACCACAAGTGGAAGTGTTATAACATCAAAAAAAACACCAATTTCTGATATTAAAAATATTACAAAAAGTGGTCTTAATGTTGAGTTAAGGGAAAAGAATAATAAAGAAGAAGAGGAGGAAGAAGAAGTTTATAGGTCAAGAAGGAAAAGAGGATTAAAAAATAGGTCATCTAAATTAGTTGAAAAATTAGTTGAAAATAAATACTTCCATAATTTCACATCAAAAGGTGATATTGTAAAATTAATTAAAAGTAAACTAAATGAAAGTTCTGAAGAAGAGTTACCAGATTTTTTAACTTCAAGATCAATTAAAAATAGTAGAAGAAAAAGTAGTCAAGTAGAAGAAGATACAATTACAAAACCAACTACAAAACCAAAGGAAAAAGAAAAAGAAAAAGTAAGAAAAAACCCATTTAATCCTGGCCCAAAACCTAAAACTGGACCTCAAGCTAAAAAAAGGTAAAAATTAAAAAAAATGAAATTCCTAAAAAAAGATATCTTAAATTTAATTGAACAAACATTATTAGAAATGCCAATGACTTTCCCTCAAACAATAAGTGTAAGGAGACCAAATCCAGATTTTGATCCAAATCAAGAAGAAAGTGATAGGAATCCTAAGTTTATTGAAATTGACGAACCTTTTACTGAAAGACCTGAAGGAGGTATACAATCAAAATTAGCCTCTAAAGATACACCACTTAAAAAAGTACCGATGCCAAGAGGTACTGTAAATCAAAATTTTCAAGAGTTATTGGCGTCTGAAACTTATGAGGATGTGATTAGACGTGTAAAACAAACTACAGGTTCAAATTCAAGAAATTTAACTGGACAAATGTTTGATGCTATCTCACAAATTGATGAATTTGAAAAAAATCATAAAAAAGAATTAGAAAAATTAGCTGCTGATACTGTTTTTGACCTTTATAAAATACCTAAAAATTCGGTTAATATATTTGTAAAATTAGTTTCATATTCAGATAGACAACGAGGACAAAAAATTCAAACTGACGATTTTTTACATAAAATGGATAATGAAAATCCAGAAAGTCCTGATATAGATGATGAAGTATCTAACTATATTGATATCGATGATGAAGATATTGAAACTGAAGAAGATTATGTAGATAAGTTAGAAAATTTTAGTTTAGAAAGAGCTAAAAGAAGATTAATAAATGCAATGACACAAGGTTCTGCTCATTCAGCGTATAATCTCTATTCTTTTGTTGCAAATAAAATTAAGAATATAGTTGGTCCAACTTATAATGGAAAAGATGTAATGGAAATTTACGCTCTTATGATGGCAGTAAATGATAGTAATTATTGGCATTTTAGTGATAATATGATAATAAGTGCTCAACAATCAATAGCAGGAAAAGCTGATGTTAAATTTCCTAATTATTCAGATGATGATGAACAAGATGGTGGAGATAATGATGGGGACGATGATGATGGTAATGAAAACCAAAATCAAAGAGATACATTAGGGAACCCTGTTGATTTATCAAAACCACAAGTATATATACATGGTATGAATTTCCCTGTTCTATTTCATGAAGTAATTAAAGGAATGGAAAAGGTTAAAGCAGGTGCTGGTTTAACATTTAAAGGTTATGATAATAAAAATCGTAAACATAAGAATTTTGTTGACATGGTTACAAAATATGAAGATGTTATCGAATACGAAATGTGGGATTTACGTTTAGGTCCGGCAATATGGCAAAAATTTAGAATGGCGAATCCTAGTAGAGTAATAAATCCAGAAGAAAAAATTGAATTACAATCATTTGTACAAATGTACATTTATGACTTACCTGCACGTAAATTTTTAGCATTAATGAAAGAAATTATGGAAGGTACTAATAGATCCAAATCAATTGTATCTTCATTAGTTACGGCAATCGAACAAATGTTAGAAGAAGAAGATTATGAAGACGCATTGTCAGAATACAATAGTGAAGTGGATGATATTACAGATGAAATTTCAGACGATGAACTTAAAGACTTTTTAGGTGATATTCCAGGTATTGGATTATCAGACGATGATGACGATGATGATGATTTTTTCAGATAAATAAAAAAAGGTGATTAATTTCACCTTTTTTTATATTTATATATATGGATCAAAAATTAATACAATTAAAAGAATATGTACGTATAGTAAAAGATGCACCATATGCATTAAAAACATATTTAACAACTTACGATAATACTCAAAAAAAATATGTCCCATTAGATTTATTTCCTGACCAAATTCAGTTAATAAAAGATTATGAAACATATAATGAAAATATTACAAAAAAATATAGACAAGCAGGTGTAACAACCGTTACCGCAGCTTGGATATCTAGAAGATTACAAATAGCTAAACCAGAAAATCCGGAAAGGGTATTGATTATTGCAAATAAAAGAGATACTGCAATAGAAATGGCAAACAAAATTCGTCATTTTATTGATCAATGGCCCGAATGGATTAATGTTGGATTTTCTGTCGATAAAAACTCGGAAAGTAGATTTAGATTAAATAATGGTTGTGAAGTTAAAGCGGTAGCAACATCAGCGGATGCGTTACGTGGTTACACTCCAACAATTTTGATTTTTGATGAGGCTGCGTATATTGAAGCAGGTGAAGATTTTTGGGCAGCATCTATGGCGTCTTTGTCTTGTGTACATGAGGAATCATATATATTCACAGATAATGGTATATTACAATTAAAAGATATTATATCTGAAAAAAAGAATATTGGTTTCACAAAATATAATGGGGATATTAAAGTAATTAATAAAGATAAGAAAATTGTTAATATAAAGAATACATTTAAATCTGAAAAATCAACATGTTATAATATTAAAACAAAATTGGGATATGAGTTGATAGGTTCGTTCAAACATCCATTATTAGTTAATACCACTACCGATAATGATGAATGGGTGTGGATGGAGAATATGAAGGTTGGAGATAAAATAAAATTTCAATTTGACCAAAATTTATTTGGTAAAGACCAAGATATTAAATTTGATTTGAAACATTTCAATGAAAAGGAGAAATATAATCTCCCATTAAAATTATCTGATGATTTGGATTTATGTTATCTTATGGGGTTATTTATCTCTGAAGGAAATTATAATGATAATACAATAGCGATAACAAATGGTGATGATGAAATTATTAACTTTTTATTAAATATGGGGTTTGTTAAAAGTAGAAAACATCATTTTTATTACACATCATCTTATTTAAAAAGATTTTTTCAAGAATATATAGGTATATCAAAATCTAAAGCTAAAGATAAAAAAATACCTTCAATAATATTAAGGAGCTCAAAAAACGTGGTTAAAACATTTCTACAAGGAATGTTTGATGGTGATGGTTGTGCTTTTAAGAATGGTGTTAAATATACCAGTACATCAAAAGAATTAATTTCACAATTACAGATATTATTATTAAATTTTGGAGTTCAATCATATGTGAAATACACAGAAGAAAAAACATCTCAAACATCCATATTAACAAATAAAAATCATATAACAAAAATATATAATCTTTTTATTAAGAACCAATATATTGAAAGGTTCTTTAACGAAATTGGTTTTAGATTAACAAGAAAACAAATAAAACAAGATAGTTACAAAAACAAAATAAAAAATAGTCAAACAATATATGCAACAAAGGATGAATTAAAAACAATCTTGAAAGAGAATGGGATTAAACGTTCACAATATGAAAAAGAATTTAGATTTATGGATGGGTTGTTGAGACGAAATAAAACAAAAATATCTTTACATTCTGTTGAACGTTTATTCGAAAAGAATTTACCAAATAAAACCACTTTATCCATTTGGGAAAATAGATATGAAAATTTAAAAAGTTATTTCTATGATGAGATTATCAATATTGATTCATTTGAAGACGATACTTACGATTTGGAAATTCCAGATGGACATTCTTTTGTAAGTAATGGAATAATTTCACATAATACGGGAGGAAAAATTATTCTAATTTCTTGTGTAACAAAAGATACTTACGTATTTACAAATAATGGTTTAGAACAAGTTTCAAATTTTATTCATACTGAATCACCAGTTGGTGTTGGTTATTTCACAGAAGATTATGAAATAAGAGGTAAAGACAATGTTAGAAAATCAAATATTTTATTGAATAATGGAAAACAAAAAACTAAAAAAATAACAACATTACATAGTTCAATTGAAGGTACACACACTCATAAAGTTTGGAGTTTTTCGAAAACTAAAAATGAATATGGGTGGAATTGTTTTTCTGAGTTAAGTGTTGGTGATTATATTAACGTTGGTTTTAATTTTAATATGTGGGGAAATAATGATAAAATAAATTATGTTTACGAATCAAGTAGTAAAGAAAATAATATTTTTTTCACAAGTGAAATAACTAACGAAATTGCGTATTTTCTTGGTTTATTTCTTGCAGAAGGAAGTATTTATCAAAAATTTAATGATAGTGGTAATTTAATTGGTTCAAATATCACCATAACATGTGGTGATGATATTAGCGAATTACTTTTAAAATTAAATTTAAAATACTATCAAAAAGATGGTTTACATTATAATATTTCATCAAAAAGTTTGTCTAATTTCTTAAAAGAACTTGGTTTTGATTTTAATTTAAAGGCTAAAAATAAAATAATACCAAAAAAATTATTATCTTTAAGTAAAGAAAAAACAAAATTTTTATTACAAGGATTATTTGATGGTGATGGATTTTCAGATAAAAATAGACTTCGTATAGGTATTGGTTTATCATCAAAAGAAATGATAAACCAAATAAGAATGTTATTATTAAATTTTGGTATATTAACAGATTATTATGAAGTAAATACTAAACCAACAAAAAAAGTTAAAGTCTATTCAATGAATTATAGAATAACTGCGGTTGGTAAAAATGCTGATACATTTTATGATGAAATAGGTTTTGGTTTCGAGAGAAAAAACAAAAAAAGAATAAAATATAATCCAAGAATCGATTCTTTTGATATTATACCAAATGGTTCAAAAATTTTATTAGATATAATAGATAAAAATAAAATACAAAGAAAAAATATCACTAAAGATAATTTAAGGGTATGGGACCAACTAAAAAAAGTGGAAAATTTATCAAGAAAATCTTTTGAGGAATTATTTTCAGAAATATCAAAACTAACAAATAGTATTGATGAAAATTACATCTATGATAAAATTTTAATTAGTAATTCAAAATGGGATAAAATAAAATCAATAGAGGATTCAGAAAACGAAACTTTCGATTTTTCTTTATATGAATCCCCAAATGATTTTTGGTGTCATTCAATTTATTATAACGGTTATTTAGGACATCAAACACCAAACGGGTTTGACCCGATATATCATGGTGTATATGACCAATCTATTCGTGGAATGAATGACTTCCATATAACGGATTTAAGATGGTTTAAAGACCCCAGATACTCTAAGGATTTAAGATGGGTTAAATGTATTGATATATGTCATTATATGTTAAATAGAGAAGAATATAATGATGATGAAATAATTTTATATGATTTTGAACCAGAAAAATATAATGAATATCTTGAAATGGGATATAAACCATTTTCTTCATGGTTCGAATCTATGTCTAAAAAATTTAAATACGATAGACGTAAAATTTCACAGGAAATTGAATGTGTTGATGGTTCAACTATTGTTACCGTAAAAAATAAAAAAACTAATGAAATTATAAATATGACTATAGAAGAATTATACAATAGTTTGTAGTGTTTCTATTTTTTGTGTGATTCTTCAATATTTATTAGTATGGAAAAAATAATTAAAGATATAATTGATACTGGATATTTAGAAAATAAAAAAATTGGCATGTTTTTTCACATGAAATACCCCGATTTATTTAATGAAATTTATGAATTAACAAATCAGATTGAAAAAACATACTATGTAAATAAAACTTTGAGGGGTAGAGTCATTTTCCTTTTAAAATATAAAAATGATTTAAATCTTTTAAGATATGATGATAGATGGTTAACTTTTGATAGAAAAATAGATGATTTTGTAAAAAAATCAAAAAATTCAGCAAAAACTGGTTGGGATGATAAAATACAAATAATTGAATCGATTGATGTTTTTTCTTTAGAAGAAACGATAGAACTTTTAAAAGGACTTTATGATAATGATATATTTGGTAAATCAACAAACAGAAAAATGATGTCAAGAAATCCTAAATTATATAAATCAATATATCATTATTCATTATCATTAAATGATTTAAATAAACCAACAAAAAAATTTCCAACAAGAATTTTATTTATCAGAGATTATAATGGTGATTTAAACAAATTAAAATGTCCGATATGTAATAATAATTATTGTTTATTTAGTTATGAAAAAAATTATTTTAACAAATATTGTAAAAAATGTTTTAATGAAAAAATAAAAAATTACCCTCAAAAAGAATGGTTTAAAGAAAAATATGGGGAAAATTGGGAAATTGAATATGACATTGACAGAAAAAAAATTAGAGAAATCAAAGTAAATAGTGTGAATTGGTTTATAAAAAAATATGGTGAAGATTTTGAAGAAAAAAGAAAAACATATCTTGATAACCAAGTTGAAAGAATTTCAAAATTAAAATATAAAAGAGTTTCTAAAATTTCACAAGAATTATTTTGGGAAATATATGATAAATTAAAAGATAAAAGTAATTGTTATTTTCATGAATTAAATAAAGAAGTTTTTTTACATAATGATGGTAAATTACATTTTCCTGATTTTGTATATAAAAATAAAATTATTGAATATGATGGAAAATATTGGCATAACAAAGATAAGGATGATGAAAGAAATATCTTTTATACTAATCTTGGTTACAAATTACTTGTAATTGATTCAGATGAATACAACAGAAAAAAGAAACCAAATAATTTAATTGAAAAATGTATAAAATTTTTAATAAATGAAGACTAATACAGAATATGAAATATTATCACCTGAAGGTTTTGTTGATTTTTTGGGAATACAAAAATTGAAAAAGAAAACAAGAGAAATCTTTTTTACAAATGGATTGACATTAAGAACAAGTTATAATCATAAAATATTTGATTTTGATGGTAATGAAATATTAGTAAAAAATGTAAAAAAAGAAGATTTAATTAAATCACGTGATGGATATTTTATCATTGAAAAAGTTATTGATTATGAATATGAAAGTGATGTTTATGATGTTGTAAATGCTGGTGAATTACATTTATATTTCACTAATGATATTGTGTCTCATAATTGTGATTTTCTTGGTTCTGGTGACGGTGTTATTCCTGGAAGTGTACAACAAGATATCTCAAAAAATTGTATAAGAGAACCCAAAGAAAAATATATGCAAGGTACTTTTTGGCAATGGAAAGAACCTGTTCAAGGTCATAGATATTTGATGGGTTGTTTACCACCAAATGAAAAAGTATTGACTGATTGTGGTTTAAAAAACATACAAGAAGTGTTGATTACTGATAAATTGATTAGTGAGAATGGTGATTATGTTAATATTATTAATAAACAAATATATTCAGTAATTGAAGAAGATACGTTTGAGGTATCTGTCGATAACACATTTAGAACAACAACATTTACAAAAGAACACCCAATATTAATAAGTAAACCAACTCTTAAAAGAAATTATGATAAAACAAATAAAACATATAGATTTAATGAAAGGTATTGGGACTTTGATTTTAATTATGTAAAGATGGAAAATGTTACGGTTGGTAACTGGATTAAGGTACCAAACATTTATAAAAAAGAAATTATTGGAATTTTAGAAGATAAATGGATAAAAACAGAAGGTATTCGAAAAGATTTTGTCATCGATTCACCATTAAAAAATAAAGAATTTTGGTGGTTTATTGGAATGTGGTTGGGTGATGGTTGGTTGGGTAAATTAAACAACAGTTACACAATTTCAATGTGTTTCAATTCTAAAGACGAATATTATTTAAACAAAACAAATGAACTAATTATTAGACTATTCAATAGATCTCCCTCATTTATTGATAGAGGTAGAAATACCTTTGAGTTAGTTTTTAATTCGAAATTTTTATATAATTTTATTATAAAAAATTTTGGACAATATTCATTTGGTAAAAAAATAAGTGAATGGGTTAAATTTATTCCAAATGAATTAAAAATAGAATTACTTAAAGGTTACTTAGCAAGTGATGGTTGTTGGTTAAAAACGGAAAAAAATGGTAAAATTAATTCTAAAATAAGTTTTGTTAGTATAAATTTAGAATTGTTAGAGTCAATTCAAGATATTATATTTTCATTAGATATTGTGTCATCATTAAATAAGTTAAGAAATTCCAAGAAATCTTACATTAATGGGATATTGGTACAACAGAAAGAAACATATAATTTATGTCTAGCGAATAATGATAGTTTAGAATTAATTAAATTATTAAATAATGATAGTTTAGACACTAAATTAAATAAATTTAACATAAATGATTTTAGTATTATAAACAATAGACCTATAAGTTCATGTCATTTAAGTAAGGATAAAGACTTTATATTTTTTAAAATTAAAAATATAAAAAAAAGTAAATTCACAGGAAACGTTTATAATTTTGAATGCGATACACATACGTTTATGTGTCACCATATAACCACACATAATTGTGACGTTAGTCGTGGAGATAGTGAAGATTATTCAGCAATTAATATCATTGATTTCGATGAAAGAGAACAAGTTGCAGAATACATTGGTAAAATGCCGCCAGATGATTTAGCTACAGTTTGTTATAAATGGGGTATTTTATATGAAGCGTTTATTGTTATTGATATAACAGGTGGTATGGGTATTGCAACATCAAGGAAATTACAAGAAATGAATTATAAGAATTTATATATTGATGGTGTCAACACTCAAAATATATGGGAATATAATCGTAAAGCGTTAGATAAAATTCCAGGATTAAATTTTAATAATAAAAGAACACAAATAGTATCTGCGTTTGAAGAACAATTAAGAAAAGGATTTAATGTTAGGTCATCAAGACTTTTAAACGAATTAAGTACGTTTGTATATATTAATGGTAGACCAGATCATATGAAAGGTTATCATGATGATTCAATTATGAGTTTATCAATGGCCCTATACGCAGCTGACATGTGTTTTAATCAATTAGAAAAAAACCAAAACGCAAGTAAAGCAATGTTAGAATCTTGGACAATTTCAGAAAGAACATATGAAACAAAAAAATCATTTTATTCTTATGGTGTTGCATTCGATTCTATTGGTGCCATGAATATGGGTGATCCTGAAAATAATTATTTTATAAATACACCAAATAAAGACCACTATAAAGAATATTCTTGGTTATTTTCAAAAAGAAAAAAATAAGATTGTTCATAATTATCAAATAATTAACTATATTTAATTAAAAGTATTTACATATATGGCAGATAGTAATTTAACAGTATTTCAAAGATTAACACAAATGTTTGGTTTTCCTGGAAAATTGAGACCAGAAGAAGCACCGTCATTTAATTTTTCTAAAGATGAAATACTAAAAACAAATAGTAGAGAGGAGTACGAAAAAGCTGCATTACAAGCACAACAAAATCAATATATTGCTGATAAATGGACTAAATTAGATCAATCATTATATAATCAGTCGGTTTATTATGAACCTAATAGATTGTCAGCCTATTATGATTATGAAAGTATGGAATTTTCAATTTTTGGAGAAACAAAAATTGCTACACCTGACGGGTTTGTAACAATTAAAGAACTTGCAGATAAAGGTAGAGACCATGAATTTATCACATATGCTTACGACCATAACACTAAAAAAGTTGTTCCAGCAATAGCAAGAAATGCACATTACACAAGAGATGAAATGACCTATAAAATAATTTTTGATGATAATTCACATATTATTGCAACGTATGGGCATAGGTTCTTAAAAAGAGATGGTGTTTTTTGTGAAGTGGAAAATTTAAAACCAGGAGACTCAATGATGCCATTCTATAGAAAATCATTTTATAATAATGAAAAATATAATTGGATATATACCTGTAATTCAAAAGAAGGGCATCATGGTTGGATATCTGAACATAATTTAATTTCAGAATGGTTTTATAAAACAAAGATTAATAAAGATGAAGAAGTTCATCATATTGATTTTAACGGAAAAAATAATTTACCTAATAATTTGAAAATAATGAAACGCTCAGAACATAGAGCATATCATGTAAGATTGAATAATGAAAAACTTTGGGCAAATCCTGATTATAGAAAAAAAATGTCTGAAGTTGGGAAAAGAAAAGGTAAAATGAAATGGGAAGGAAAAAGAAAAGGTAAAAATAACCCAGCTTATATTGATTTGGATTTTAAAAAACTTGTTGACGCAGCAAGATTATGTAGAACTCAAGAAAGTACTGCCAAATATTTAGGATTTTCGGTAGCAAAATTACAAGATGAATTAAAATTAAATGGATTTAAAAATTGGTTATTTTTTTTAGAAGTGTATGGAATAAAAAGATTCATTCCACAATCAGAAGATAGGGATTCAATGAACTTTAAAGTGATACCTTGGGATTTGATAATACAATCAGCTAAAATTAATAAAACATTACAATCAACATCAGATTATTTAGGTGTGAAAACTACTAAATTAATATCAACATTAAGAAGTGGTGGTTACAAAACTTGGGGTACTTTTATGGAAGCTTATGGTATGAAAAAATCAAAAGCTGGTAGGAAAAAAAATAGTGACGAAGTTATTGTAAATCATAAAATCGTTTCAATTGAACCATATGGAGTAGTACCTGTATATGATTTAACTGTTCCTGGTTATAAAAATTTTGCAACAGATACTATTTTTTCTCATAATACTCCAGAAATATCGGCAGCCTTAGATATATATGCTGAAGAATCTACAACACTTTCTGAAAAAGGTGAAATTTTAACTATTTTTTCAGAATCAACTAGAGTTAAGACAATTTTAGAAGACCTTTTTTTAAATAGATTAGATTTAAACACAAATTTACAAATGTGGACCAGAGGTGTTTGTAAGTATGGTGATAATTTTGTTTACTTAAAAATAGATCCTGAAAAAGGTATTATTGGTTGTCAACAATTACCAAATATTGAAATACAAAGAATTGAAGGGAGAGAATCTAAATCACCGAATCAAAGAACTAATAATATACCAACAAGGGAACTAAGATTTCAATGGACTAATAAAGAGTTAGAATTCCAAGCATGGGAAATGGCACATTTTAGATTGTTGGGTGATGATAGGAAACTTCCATATGGAACCAGTATGTTAGATAAGATTAGAAGAATTTGGAAACAATTACTTCTAGCTGAAGACGCGATGTTAATTTATAGAACATGTTTAGTGGGTGACACAAGAGTAAGGACCATCGATGGTTACAAATACATAAAAGATATTCAAGAAGGTGACACTATTTTAACCTTTGATAAAAGTCAAAACCTTATCCCTAATAAAGTCACCTACGTTAAAGATAATGGAATTAAAAAAGTTTTAAAATTAAAATCTTTACATAATGAAATTATTTGTACAGAAACCCACCCAATTTTAGTTCAGGATGAGAATGTGTTAAAGTATGTTGATGCGAAAGATTTAATGATTAAAAAACATAAATTAATTAACACTAATGTAAATAATCTACCCGTAATACCAAAAAAAATCAATCGTAATGGTGAGGTTCTTTATTCTTATTTAACAAAAGAAGGGGTGGATAAATTTAGGTCTAAAGAATTTAACGATTCCATTTCCGAAAAAATGAGAAAATGTGGGGACATAAAAAGGATTAGACAATTTTTGTATGGTGGTAAAGGGATTAAAGGGTTACCTCATTTAACTGCATTGATGGTTTGTGAAGAGTTTAATATTCAACCAACACATTTAGTAACATATACTAAAGGTGAAATTAAACCAAACACACTGAACTTACCTGATTATGTTGATACTGATTTTGCTAAACTTTTTGGTTTCATGATAGGAGATGGTTTTATTTCAAGTGATGTTGTAGGTTTTGCCGAAGGAAGTGATGAAGAAGTTAATGAAAAATATTATCAATTGTTTAAAAAATACGAATCTAGAATATCACTTAATATCAGTAATAATAGAAAATACACATCATACTCAGTTAGTTCTAAAAGATTAAAAGATATTTTAATTGATTTAGGTTACATAAAAGGAGCACACAATAAAAGAATTCCAAAATGGGTATTTCAACAAGAATACGATATTAAAAAATCATTTATGGAGGGTTTAATGGATGCTGACGGATGTATTCGACACACACCAAAAGGAACAATGTTCACCACAATCTCCCTGTGTAATAAAAAACTTATTGAAGATATTAAAGAGCTTTGGTCAGGAATGGGATTAAATTCAGGTCATATCAAAACACGTTTTCGAGAAGGTGGTCATGAAATCGAATCTGGTCGTAGAATGAAAGAAACTTATTCATATGAGGTTACGATTAGTGAACTAATTACCCCCTTAACTGAAAATATTATTAACATATCAGAATGGGGTGAAGAAAAAGTTTATGATATTAGTGTAGAACATGAGGAACATAATTTTATTGCAAATAATATTCCAGTACACAATACCAGAGCGCCCGAAAGAAGGGTTTTTAAAGTATTTGTTGGTAATATGGATGATAAAGACATTGAATCTTATGTTCAACGTGTTGCTAATAAATTTAAAAGAGACCAAATAGTTGATTCAAGGAATGGACAAATAGATATGAGATATAATCAAATGGCAGTAGACCAAGATTATTTTATTCCTGTTCGTGACGCTACTCAAACTAACCCAATAGAAACATTACCAGGAGCACAAAATTTAGGTGAGATTGCCGATATCGAATACATTCAAAAGAAAATGTTGGCGGCTCTTCGTATTCCTAAAGCATTTTTAGGATTTGAAGAAGTTGTTGGTGATGGTAAACAATTAGCGTTAATGGATATCCGTTTCGCTAGAACAATTAATAGAATACAAAAATCATTAGTTCAGGAGTTAAATAAAATAGCATTAATGCATCTTTATCTTCTTGGAATGGAAGATGAATTAGATAATTTTACTCTTTCTTTGACAAATCCATCAGCACAATCTGATTTATTAAGAATAGAACAATGGAAAGAAAAAATATTACTATATAAAGATGCAACATCAGATAATTCACAATTAGGTATTTTACCTGTTTCACATACTTGGGCTAAGAAAAATATTTTAGGTATGAGTGACAATGAAGTTTTACTTGATTTACAACAACAAAGGTTAGAAAGAGCAATGGGTATTGAATTACAAAACACACAAAATGTAATTAAACGTTCAGGTGTTTTTGATGATGTTGATTCAAAATATGGTATTTCTAAAGAGGAAAGAGATAAGTTAGAAAAATCACAAAATACAGATGCTGGTGGTGAAATGGGTGGTATGGATATGGGAGGTTCTTCAACACCACCATCTACTGAAACTTCAGCACCATTAGCCGAATCAACAAAGAAAAGAAATTTATTAAATATGTTAGGTGAAGGTGATGAATTAAGTGAATTATTTGACGTAAATAAAGCACAAAAGAATATTTATGAAATAGAAAATAAACTAAAAAATATTTTAAATGAAGAATAATATGACAAAATTTGGTGAATTAAAAACAAAAGTACTGGTTAAATTAACCGAAGCTTACAATTCAGGTAATAAGAAAGAATTAAAAGACTTAATAAAAAAATTAAAGTCTAATAAAAATTTGGTTGAAGTATATAAATTTTATGAAGATATGGAAACAACACATATTGCACAAAAAGATAATGCAAGATTATTTGTTGAAACTTTGGAACCTCATTTCATTCAAAAAATGAAAACAATAAATACGGATTGTAAAAAATTAGATAAAATTTTAAAAGATGTAGTTATTGAAAAGAACGAATTGTACGAATGGTTAGATACATTATCTGAAGAACATAATATTAATAACATTAATACTAAATTTGAATCGAAAGAAAAATTTATTAATTTCTTAATGAAAGAAAAAGAAATTAAAAAAGATGGACTTTCAAATGTTCAGATTGAAAATTTTTCATTACTGAACAATGTATTAGTAAGTAACTTTAATATAAAATACGGTGATTTTTTAAATGAAGATCAAAAGAAAAAATTTAAAGATATTATGTCAATGAATGAAGAAACATTAATTAATGAGACAAGTCATTTGAAATTTGAATTAAATAGTAAAATAGAAAATATCTTAAATGAGTCAAATGATAATTCGTTAATAGAAAAACTTAGTAACGTTAAAAAACAAATAAATGAAAAAGAATTATCGAAATATAATTACTTTAAATTATTAGAACTTAAAGAAGGTTTACTTTAAAATATCTTAATACTTTATATGTAAAAACCTTAGACAAAATAGTCTAAGGTTTTTTTTATTGTTATAAATTTTGATTTTTTAAATTTATTATGTATATTTTAAATACACACCATAAAAAATAGACATGAATATTATTTAATGAAAAAAGGAAAATTTATTAACGTAAACACACATAACAATGTTAAGATAGGTTATGGAACAGTAGATTACAAAAACTTAAAAACAATTTATATCAAGTTAAATTCTTGGACACAACCTACTGAAGAGAACTATAATTTTCAAAAAATTATATCAAAAATAAGTAAAGTAATTAAACACCACATTTTTAATTTAAATTGTGTTTATTTTAAACAAGAATCTATTGTTGATTTAGACATTAAAACAAGTAGTATAAAAACAAATAAAAGGTCGTTTATGGATTTAGAAATAACCTTATATGTAGATAAAAAATTTGAATTAAAGTCAAAAGAAATTAAACAATTAATTATTAATTTATCACAATATATTATCGACGATATATTAACCAATGAAATACTTTTTAATTTTCATAATAAAAAGAAATAATTTAATATTTATATATAATAAATTTCTGTGAACTATTTATTAAATATGGAAAAAGAATATACATTTAAAGACGGAAGGAAACTTTTAATTGAATACGATGCGGGTCATGTTTCCCCAAATGATAATAAAAAGATTATATCTGAAATGAAAGATACCAATTTTTTTGAAGATGTGGTATTACATGCTGTTTTACAAAAGTTTGATACACCAAATAAAAATGGTCGTATTTATCCTGAAACATTATTAAAGAGGGAAAACGAAAAATATCAAAACATAATAAGGAAAGGTGGCGCGTTAAGTGAATTGAATCACCCATCCTGCCACTCTGGTGATGTTGATATTTTAACTGAAACTGGTTGGAAAAATATTAAAGAAATTGATGAGTTTGAAAAAATATACACATTAAACGATAACGGTGTCATTGAATTAAAACAAATATATTCAACAGTTAAACACCAATATAAAGGTAAGATGATTAACCTTAAAGGTAGATTTATTGATACTATGGTTACTCCGAACCATAAATTTCCTTTAACTAACCAACGAAATAATAAACGAAAATTTATCACGTCACAAGAAATTCATGAAACATTACAAAAAGGTAATTCATTATCTAATTTTTATATACCTAAAAAAGGTAATATTGATACCAATAATAATGTTGAATATTTTACATTAAAAGGATGTACTGATTCTGATTTTAATATTAGAGATAGTGAAACAATACGTTTAACATATAAACAAGATGTGAAGATACCTATGGATATTTTTATGTCATTTATGGGTATATTTTTATCTGAGGGATATACAAATTCAAGTAAAATAAAAAAACGTAAATGTGTTTTATCTAACGGTGATGTGACATATTATGAATCTTCAGACCACGGTTACGGTATTGGTGTATCACAAAAGAAACAGGAAACAACATTATTAATAGAAGAGTTATGTGATTTATTACCATTTAATATAAATAAATATGTTTCTAAAAATGGTACAACAACATTCAAAATACATGATAGACGATTATGGAGATATTTATTACCATTAGGTAAGGCGAACGAAAAATATATTCCAAGTGATTTAAAAAACTCATCACCAAAATATTTTAACTATTTATTAAATTGGTTTAAATTGGGTGATGGAAGAACCGTTGGTCGAAAATATAAACAATCGGATGTTTTTTCAACATCAAAACAATTAATTTTAGATTTACAAGAATTATTAATTAAAAGTGGTGGTTTTGGGAATATACGTTATGAAAATAGAAAATTTGATAGGTATATTACTGAGGATAATGGTACTCCACGTTTAATTAAAGGTGAAAATAGTCATGATATGTGGTTTTTAACATTATCAAAAACTAAAGGAATATATATGGATAGTCGAATGATTAAAACAACTGAAATTGATTTTGATGATTATGTTTATTCAGTTGATGTCCCAAATCACACATATTATGTGAAAAGTAATGGTAAATGTCATTGGACCGGTAATTCAAGTTTAATAGATTTAGATAGAGTTTCTCATTCGATAACTGAAACATGGTGGGACGGTAAAATTTTAATGGGGAAAATTAAACTGTTTACATCACCAGGGTGGAGAAAAATGGGTATAGTTAGTACTAAGGGAGACCAAGCGGCTATGCTTTTAATGAATGGAGCAACATTAGGTATTTCATCAAGAGGTGTTGGTTCTTTAAAAAATATAAAAGGACAAAATATTGTTCAAGATGATTTTGAATTAGTTTGTTTTGATTTAGTGTCATCACCATCAACACCTGGTGCATATATATTTAAAAATTTGGATGATAGAAATAATTATGAGGAATCAACTGAGGAAAAACCACAGTCTATAGATAAGATGAAAAATTTAATGAATAAATTAGATAATTTCTTGTATAAATAAAAAAATTTATTCATGTTTTTGTTATTAAAAACCAGTTTTTTTTATAGAAACTGGTTTTTTTTATAATATTAAGATATTTATATAAAAAATAAATTTCCAAATGAACGAAAAATCAATTTTAGAACAAGCATTGCTTCAAGTTCAAACACTTGAAGAGGCCGTAAAAACAAACGCAAAAGGTATACTTGCTTCTACTATGAAACAAGAACTAAATGATTTGTTGAAAGAATCTTTGGAAGAAGAGGACGATGTTTACGAACAGGCTCCTAAGAAAGGAAAAAAAGATGTACCTGATGAAGGTGATGAAGACCTTGATAACGAAGAAATGGATGATGAAGATTCAGAAATGGATGATGAAGAATTAGACATGGACGATGAAGATTCAGAAATGGACGATGAAGATTCAGAAATGGATGATGAAGAATTAGACATGGACGATGAAGAATCAGATTTCGATAGTTTAAATATGGGTGACGACCAACCTGATATGGGTGGGTTTGATTCACAAGACAGTGAAGTTTTTAACGCAACAGACGCAAGTCCTGAAGAAGTTTTAAGAATTTTTAAAGCAATGAAACCTGAAGATGGGTTTATCGTTAAAAAAGACGATGGTCAAATCGAATTTAAAGATGGTGATAATGAATATATCATTAAATTAGACGAATCAGAAATGGACGAATATCCAATGGACGAAGAAGATGAATTCTTTGGTGACGAAGATTTGTCAATGGACGAAGATGATGAATTCTTTGGTGACGAAGAAGATGAAGATTCATTCTTTGGTGACAAAGATATGTCAATGGACGAAGAAGATAATTTTAATGATACAATTAAAAGTCATATGAATAACGATGACGAAGTAGTATATGAAATAGACCTTGATGGTGAACCAGAAGAAGAAATGATGTCACCAGAAGGTGATGTGGGTGAAGCAGCAAGAACTAAATGGAATATACACGGAGACAAAGGTGGTGCTGACAGAGCAGGAATAAAAGGTAAGAAATTATTTGCATCAGGTGCAATTAATGAAGAAGTAACAAAACTAAAAAAACAGAATACAGAATATAGAAAAGCATTAATTCTTTTTAAAGATAAACTTAATGAAGTTGCTGTATTCAACGCTAATTTAGCTTACGCTACACGTTTATTTACTGAACATTCTACCACAAAAAAAGAAAAAATAAACATTTTAAAGAAATTTGATTCGGTTTCAACATTGAAAGAATCAAAGAATCTTTACAATAATCTTAAAAATGATTTAGATACAAAAAAACCTGTATCTGAATCTGTGGTTGAAAAACTAAGGACAAGTCCGACTACTTCTTCCTCAACTCAGGTTCTTTCTGAATCGAAAGCTTATGAAAATCCTCAGTTTAGAAGAATGAAAGACTTAATGTCAAAATTAAAATAAAAAATTAAAATTAAAAAATTAAAAATGGGAGCATTATTAGAATCTGGTATGGTTGGTAACATTGGTTTAAAACACCTACGTGTTATCAAAGAAGATACCATTAAAAAATGGAACGACCTCGGTTTCCTAGAAGGACTTGACGGTCACCAAAAAGATAACGTAGCACAATTATATGAAAACCAAGCAAGTTATTTAATTAACGAAGCTGCGGTTTCTGACGCAAGTGGTTCATTTGAAACAGTTGTATTCCCTATCATTCGTAGGGTGTTTTCTAAATTATTAGCTAACGATATCGTTTCTGTACAGGCGATGAATTTACCTATTGGTAAATTGTTCTTCTTTGTACCTAAAATTCAAGATACTAAAGCAGCACCTTTCGGTTATCCAAGTACTGAAACTGATCCAGCGGCTGGTTACACATCAACTAAAAGTCTTTATGACCGTTTCTATGAAGAAAGTGACGGAGCTGATCAAGGCCTTTTTGATTATTCAAGAGGACCTAAAACAGTTAACACTACAACACCATATGCGTTTGTTACGTTTAATGGTGGAGTACCATCAGAAACTACCGCAGCTTTAAGTGGTGCGTCAGTATCAAGTTCAATTGTCGTTGTTAGTGGTTTTACAAAAGCAGGACAAGGTAAATTAGTTGGTGCAGATGGAAACGTAATGGACACTGAAGAATTTTTAGCATCATTATCTGTTGAAATCACAGGAAACACAACTGGAAATAATGGTGTTAAAAACTTTAATGTTGTAACACAAAAATACGGTAAAGGTCTTATTGAATATGGTCAAAAATCAGGTACAAATCTTGAAAAATATAACGATATTTGTGATGAAGAAGGAAAAATCTATTTAAGTGTTGATCTTGAAACTTATAACGATTCAACAGGATTTAATGGTTCAGATTTTAGTTCTAACGATTTAGCAATTGCTAATTTTAAAATCACTTACCATACATATGGTTCTCTTGAATTCGAAGAAGAAATTGGTGAAGTATCATTTGACCTTCAATCTGTAACTGTATCAGTTACTGAAAGAAAGTTAAGAGCTAGCTGGTCTCCTGAACTTGCTCAAGACGTATCTGCATTCCATAATATTGACGCAGAAGCCGAATTAACAGCGTTATTGTCTGAACAAATTGCAGCGGAAATTGACCGTGAAATTCTTCGTGATATCCGTAAGGGTGCTGCTTGGAGAAGTAAATGGGATTATAACGAATGGAGATATGGTGCAACTGGAAACACTCCATTTTTGGGTTATACTCAAAAAGATTGGAATCAAACTTTGGTTACAAAAATTAACCAAATTTCAGCACAAATCCACAAGACAACTCTTCGTGGTGGTGCTAACTGGGTTGTAGTATCTTCTGAAGTATCTGCAGTATTTGATGATTTGGAATATTTCCACGTATCAAACGCAAATCCTGAGCAAGACCAATACAACATGGGTATTGAGAAAATTGGTTCATTAGCTGGTCGTTACCAAGTATTCCGTGACCCATATTTACCAGCAGGTAAAATTATGATTGGTCATAAAGGAAAATCATTATTGGACGCAGGTTATATTTATGCACCTTATGTACCGTTACAGTTGACCCCAACTATGTACAATCCATTTAACTTTACCCCAATTAAGGGTATTATGACTCGTTACGCAAAGAAAATGGTTAACAACCGTTACTATGGTGTAATTGACGTATTTGGATTAACTACATTTGGAACATCGACATTAAGATAATATAAATTACTCTTAAAATATAAAGGGAATCTCGAAAGGGATTCCCTTTTTTTATTAATTTTAATTATTATATTTGCATTAAAAAAAAATGGAAGACCAAAGTAAAATCATAAAACCGGTTACTTACGAAAAAGTTGATAATGAAAAATTCATTATTGGAATTTCATTAAACGACACTAAAAGTTTTACTGAAATAGGTAAATTAGTGGAAAAAGGTATCGCCCAAAATATTGGTTTATACCAAAACAACAAACTACATTATATATCCAAACAAAAATTATCATGAACTGGACCGAATATTTTTTAAACATTGCAGAACAGATAAAATTGAAGTCTAAAGACGAATCAACACAAATAGGTGCTATTATTGTTGGTATGGATAATGAAGTCTTATCGACAGGATATAACTCGTTTCCGAGGGGTTTAGATGACACCATAAAAGAAAGACAGGAAAGACCCGAAAAATACTTTTGGATCGAACACGCGGAGCGTAATTCTATTTATAATGCAGCTAGAATTGGTGTCTCATTAAAAAACTCAACAATTTATTTAACGTCTGGAGTACCCTGTATGGACTGTGCTCGAGCCATTGTAAATGTGGGGATACAAGTTGTTTGGTGTAAAAAAGAATGTACAACAAAGAATAAAGAGAAATGGGAAGAATCTCAAGAAAAAAGTATGAAGTTATTTAATGAATGTAATGTGATGGTATATTTTTATTAAAAATATTTATTTCATTATCTCTTTAATCCTTTTTATTTCTTGTAACATTGACTGGTAATTATCTGGTATTAATGGAATATCTATTTTATAATTTGTTATTGCATCATTTATTAATTTATAATCAACACCATTTTGTAATAATAATTTCTTTATTAATTCTTTATCTTTTGAATATGTAAGTAAATTATTTATATCGATTTTACTTAATTTAATTTCTTTTGTTTGAATTATTTTTACTTCAATGTTTTCAGAAGTATGTTGAAGTAAAATTTTTATTTCTTGTGACCACAATTTTTCACCTTTTACATCAATAATTTTTGTTGCAATAAGGTCTTTATTACGTGAATAATGAATTAATTCATGTATATCATTATAATCCAAATCTTCACCTTTTACTTCAATAATTTTTATTGCGATATTATCTATACTTTTTGATCGTTTAAGTAAATGAAATATATCATAATGACTCAATTTTTCACCTTTCACATCAATAATTTTTGTTGCAATAAGGTCATTATCATTTGAACTATAAAGTAAATAATTTATTTCATTTTGAAGTAATTCTTTACCTTTTTTTTCAATAGATTTTATTCTTTCATCATCAGTTAAAAATTTAAATTCCCAACCGTCATAACCTGCAACCCTTCTCATTCTAAGATAAGACTTCTTTAACACTGGTGTTAAACGGTCATATTGTTTTTCTGGTATTTGTGTACCGGTATTCACATATCTACTTAATACTTCTGAATGTTTCATATCATTATCTAAATTTAATCTTTACTTACACTCAAGAAATAATCAAATTGTTTATCAGTTAAAGTGTGACCACGGTCAATATATTGACCTAAATAATAATTTTCTAAATCAGATTCAATTTCAATATCAGGTTTTTTATAGTTTGGATTTGATGGGTTATCTAAATTTAAAAGAGTTTCTAACTCACCAATTGAATTATTAACTAATCTATTTGTATACTTTTCAGTTTCAGTTAATTCAGAATATTCAAATTTATCCGTATCAATACCTTTTGACTTTAAATATTCTAAATATCCATCAACCTCTGATCCATATTCCGCAATGTTACCAGAAGTATTATTTGCATCCGTTAAAGTAATACTTTTTTGTGGTAATAAATTTGTTTGTAAGACAACCATATGTAATGGATCGTTTGGTTTATCCATTTTATTTAAATCTACAATATAATAAAATTTAGCTGATCTAGTATTTCTATAACTATTATACATATTTTGTGATGGTTCAGTTCTACCAATACAAAAAGTATAAGTTTTATTTGTTAAACTGTGTGTATAATTAATACAATCTTTTTTACCTTTAGCCTCATATACATTAATATTATCTCCTTTCATGTATATCGGTAAGTTAGCGGATTTTTCTTCATCATATTTAGTAGTTTCATATTCTGAAGATTTCTCTCTAGATCTATTAAAAATTTGTAATTGACCATGAATAAGTTCGGTAAAAGATAACCAATCATTTGGTGTATATGTTTTTTCAATATCTTCTCCATTAGTACCTTTGTACTTAATTGTTAACCCCTTTTTACCAAAATTTTCAGTAGTAATTTTTCTATTATCCATTAATAGATTAAAATCGTTTATCTCACTAATGATTTGATTAGTGGATATATTGGAATCATAAAAAAAACACATTATTGGAATATTTTTTTGATTTTGAGACCTATCTCCATTTTTAAAATCATTTACAATATTTTCAATATCATTTTCAGGTATTCCTTTACCTTTAAGGATATTTTTTCCAAGTTCTTCAGTTTGTTTACTTTCTAATAAAGTGATTAGTTTCATAGTTTTTTAATTTTAAGTTTTAAATTATTAGTACCTTTTATTATCCTATGATAAATATTTTTTTGGATAACAATTGGTTCATTTTTATTTATTGTAATTGGTAATTCATTATCAAATTGAAATAACCAATCAGTATCGTTTTCACATATAACAATTCTATCTTCTTCATCAAAATGCCATTTCAATTCATTCTCATTTAAATCCGATGAAAATGTTCTAATATAAAACCCATTATTTATTTTTTCAGAAAAAGGTAATTCCATAATTTTTTTATTTACTACCAAGAATTTGAGCTTTTGATGCTAAGCACCTTCCTATATCTAGATACATTGCAACTCCACCACCCAGCAGTTGTTCTATCTTTCTTTTGGTCACATTTGTGTCTTGCTCTAAATGATTTAGCGGCAGCTTTATTATTATTTCTAACCCTCAAATTAGGGTCACCAAAAGTAACTTTTTTAATATTACCACCTGGACTTTTAACATAAACAGCAAATTTTTTCGGACCACCTGGTGTTCTAAATGGTTTGTTTAATTTTACTTCTTTACCTCTATGTTTTGCTTCAACTAAATATTCTTCTTCATCTAAAACAAATGGTATATCTAAATAAACTTCATTACCTTCATATATACCTGTTTTACCTATGTCAGTTTTTAAAAGTACTTTATCATCACCAAAAACGTTTAATATGTTTTTATTTACCAATTCTCTTGATTCATTAAATAATTCAAAAAATTTTTCTGAATAAACTCTGTACACATTTTCAATGATTTGTTTTTCATTTTTTAAATGATATTGTAGTCCTTCACTCAGATTTATTTTTGATTCATTTAATACATTTAACGTAGGTGGTAAATTTTTTTCACTTATTTCAGGTAATTTCAAATTTATTACTCTATTCTCATCAAATCTAGTCATTGTAGGTAGATTTCCTTTACCTACTTTTGGGTCTTTTTTTTCGGCACTTCTTTTTTGAGAAGTCATTGATTTTTTTTCTTTCTTTGAATATGAACCAGCAGTTTTTGGTGTGTCTTTTGATACTTTCTTAGATGGTCTACATTTTGGATAACCTTTATCTTTTGCCTCTTTTCTACCACAAGGAGGATGTTTACCATCTACCTTTTTAGATACATCCACCCATTTTTCCTTGAACCACCTTCTTAAGTCTTCTTTAATAATTAGACCATTCATAATAGATTCCTCTATATATTTTAAATCTTCTTCGTTTACTAATATTTTCATATTATTGTTTTTATTTTCAAAAACATGTTCGTTTGAAAACGATAATTTACCGTTTTCATTAATATACAAATCAACAGAACCCATTTCTCTTGACGCGTTAAGGAATTTTTCTTCTCTTTCCTCATCATAATGACCATCAAAAAAACCAGCACCATGACCATTTCTTGTTAACCATAAATCATGACCAATTGTATCAGGTTCTACATTATCTTCAGTTATTGCAGATTCTATTGTATCTTCACCAACTTTTTTAATAAATTCTTTAATATCTGTATATGCTTTAATTAATGAATTATCTTCAATGTCTTCTTTTGTAAATGTATCAAACCCTTTTTTATTAATATTTGATGATAAATTTATTATTTTTTCAAGTTCGTCATCATCATTATCACCATATATAAGTTCATCATCAACCCCATATTCATCATTTATTCTTTCTTCTTCAGTCCAAAGAGCAGCGATTATATAACCTTTTAATATTTCGTTTATTATATTTGAATTCATAATATTAATTTATATAACAATTTAATTCATATTTTTCTTTCATACCATAAACTTGTATGTGTAAAGATTTCTTTTGTTCCTTATCATCTTTTTTCAAAGATATTGTAAATCGATTTGTATCGCCTTCTTTTGGTTTTTTTGGTCCCATACCTATTTCAGATGCAACTTCATCTTGGTCATATGTGTAACCTTTTTTCTCTGCGTATTCAAGACCAGCATTAATTGCTGAAGTATATGTTTTGTGATAGATATCATCATTATCTTTTTTTGACTCGTTTACACTTTCATTTGTTTTTTTTCTCCATCCACCACCTTTTGATTTATATCTTTTAGCAGCTGCACCATTACAATATGCACTTGGACAAACATCATATTTAGTTTTAGCCCAAGCTAAAGACGCTGCCCATAGTTTAGGGTTAGTTGGTTTATTTTTAGACTCATCAATCACTTCATTTTCATTTAAACTAAATGTATCCATGTTTGGTTCTAATCTTGAATTCATTTTAGGTTTTTTATCTGTACTTTCAGTTTCATTCATTAAAAAATCAAAAACTTGGTCAATATTTGTTTTGGCTTCTGAAATATGGTCATCCGCCCAATCATGACCATTTTGTAAAATTGAATCAACTTCATTCTCATCCATTTTTAATAAAATCTCACATTGTCTATGTATTTGAGAGATATTTTGAAAAAACATATAATTCTCTTCACTATAAGCAGATTCGGATAAATTTTTTAATTGTTTTTTAATAATTGTTTTAATATTTTTCATAATTTTAATTTTATTTTTCTGATATTATTTCAAATTTAATATAGTTAGGATAAAAATTTTCCTCAGTATATGTTAATGCTTTAAATTCCATAAAATACTCTCTAGGTATCATAAATGATGTATCTAAATAGAACGAATTTTCATTAGTTGTCATATCTAATTTAGTCCAATCATAAACAATAACGTTAGTTTTACCTTCTTTTATAAATATTCTATAAAAAACGTTTTCAAATAATTGTGATTTAGAAATTTCAATTGATTTCAAATCAATAACAATCTTTTTTAATTCACCTCTTATTATTTTATCATTTTGTTTTATTCCTGAAAATTGTATAATAAAATTTTGTGATTCTGTTGGATTTGACCCAAATGAATAATAATTGGAAAATGGTTTAGGTACGAATTTTTGTGTGACATCCGATATTGAATTATTATCAATATTTAAATTTCTCCATTTATCATAAAAAAATCTTTTACCATCACATAGTTCACCAGATATACCGAAAGCAACTTTATAAATACCTTTTTTAATTTTGGTTGTTGTTAACCCCGTAAGTCCCGTAATTGGTGTCTCTGAACTATTTAAAATATCAACAATAGGCATTCCATCTAAATCATAAAAATTACCACCTTTTGTTACATATAAAAAAAGATTATTATCTCTTTCACTAATAAAATTTTGTCGATTATCTTGTATTAAATCATCAAAAACAGATTCAACAAAAGGTTCATAAAATGTTTGTGTGTATTTGGTAAAAAATGAAACAGATTGGTCATATTCATCATTAATATCTTGATATAAGACAGCAAAGGCTAACCCTAATCCATGATTAGTGTTACCTGACACAATAATACCATTAACGTAGTCAGTGATATCTACGTCGATATTTTCGTTACCGTTATCAAAATGAATTGTCGTTAATATTGTTGGTGATGTTGAATAGACACCAGGGATTGTCCACCCATTTAAAGTTGTCCTATTAAACCAATTTGATGGACGTTCATCAAAAGTATTATTACCATACGTGAAATCATATCCACCATCTTCATAATCAAATCCAATGCCCTCATCCCAATTTTCTGAAATTTTAAAAAGTATTAAATCAAATGATGTGGTTCTTTGTTTTCCAGTGTTTCTTTTTTCACCTATTAATTTAGGATCACCGAATATAGTATTGGTCATTTTTAAATAATGTCTAGTATTAGTGTTATTAACTAAATCACCATTTTGAATTTTTGTTATTAAATCAGAAAAATCGACTTTAAATAAATATTTAGAAAAACCTGACCCATAAAAAATTTCGGTAGTTGGATTTTTTGCAGTATTTACACCATAATTTTTTATTATGGTATTATTTTTTTCAAAATACGAACGGAAATAAGACATATTTTTTATTATATAAATATGTCATTAGTTGATTCTAATTGACTTGTTTAATAACTCATTTTCTAATGTGGACATTAAATTATCTAATATAATCCAATTTTCATCTCCTTTAGATAAAGGTTGATTTATGTTATGAATATGACTATCCATTAAATTTTTAAAAGCAACTAAAACATTATATAAATTTTCACCCCTAACTGTTGCGTATGTATTAGGGTCAATTTTACTTAAATAATCATCTTGTTCATATTCATAACTATTTAATTTATCAAACTCAATTGTTTTGTTAGTGAAATTAGTGTCAGTAGATAGTAAATATATTTTATCAGATGTTATACTACCAAATGTTTGTTCTTTTGATGTATTATCTTTTTTTAAATTTTTTATTTTTTCTGTTTTAAAAATAGGTCTAGATGAAAAAGATGTGTTAGACCAAACTAAACTACTTTGTTGTATATTTTTAGATAATTTAACACCTAATAATAAATTATTTTTAGTGTTTAATTCTGTTGGATTAGATGTTGGTAATGTCCTTAATGAATATGTCGGTCTAAAGAAAAAAGGATATATATTATTTAAATCTTCAGGACCGTCAAATTTTTTATTTATTTCTGAATTAAACAAACCAATAAATCCATTATCTTTTATATTGGTTAATGTTGTTCTTATTTCAGAACATATTTGTGTTATTTTACTTTCTAATGTACTCCCACTAAAATCCACTTTACTTAACATATCAACAGTTAATGTTGGTGTAGTATTAGTATTGTCGTCATTTAATAAAATATAAGAATTTATAGGTAATTCAGTAAATTCTGTAAAATAATTTGTTTTAAATAATTCACCATAAACATTTGTATTTATTTTATATATAAAATAATTAATAGTATTTGGATTGGTAATACTATTAATATCATATTCAATAACATACTTTAGATTTACATTTTCGTATGTTGTGGTGATTTTTTCTTCTTCAACTAAAACTTTTTTTTCTGAAAATTTTTTTAATTGTAATTTTGCAACTTTCTTAGAAGATAATGGATAATTAAAAAGTTTTTTTCTTTGTTCTTTTGTTGAAGATTTTTTAGAGATTAACTTTCCACCCCTTAAAACTAAACCATCTTCTGTTAATAAAATATCAGAACCAAATTTACCTGAAATAGAATAATCAGTATTTTTAGCTAACATATTTTCACTATCTTTTGGTAATTTACCATTAGATAATATATCAATTTTATCTTTTACACCTGAACCAAAAGTAGTTGGACTAACTTGTTCTGAATATGTTTGACCATTAAAATCGAACCTTGTGGTAAATGGACCCGCAATATATTCTTGGTTTACTGTTGTTTTTTCTGTATTATACCTTAAAATTTTTACCGCTTGAAAATTCTCAGGAATAAAATTTATATTGTTTGGTAAAAAAGGTAATGCAATGAATGGATCTTCTTCACTCCATGGAGTATATTTTCTATAATTTTCTTTTCCTGAAACATAATCGTCATAATCAATACAACGAATCCTACCCATAGCTTTAGGGTCTTCATTATCAATACAAATACCAATATCTATTATTTTCATAAATTTTTTCTTTTCTCAATTTCAGAAATAATTTTAGAATGCATTTCTTCTATAGTATCCATATGTTTAGTTAATTCTATAACTATTTCTTTTGTTTTTTCATATTCTTCAAAAAGAACAAATTCACATTCTAATAAATCTTTATTAGGTTTATCTTTTATATCATCAATAATTTCTATTATTCTTTTCTTTTCCATATTATATTTTTTTACCAACACCAGTAATCACACCTGGAGGTATCACCGCACCACCTAAAGGTCCTGGTAAATACCCACCTTTTAGTACTATTTTTACAAAAGAATTCGTATCCTCCTCTTCAATATGTCCATCAATTATAGATTTTACTATGGTTAATAACTGATTATCTTCACCATATATTGGACCTGTATTAACACCAAGAGAAGACATTTTTTCAACAATACTTAAAAAAGCACGTTCTTTACTATATCCTGAACTTAAATCAGCTGTGAATAATAAAACAGAAGGTATCGATATTGGACCTTTCATATTAATCGCACCATTAATAGTTTTAAGTATTAATTCAAAAATACTGAAACAATTATCAACATTTGTTTGTTGAACACTCTTTAATAGATTTATTAAAGATGAAACGATAAGGACATATCTTTTATATTTTTCTTTAATTATTTTTTTTACTAATTTAGTTACAAACGCAATTAAATCTATTTTAATAAGTCTCCAAAATTCATTTATGAATAACCAAAATAAATCTTTTACAATATTAAAAATAGCCTTATTAAATTTTTTAATTAAATCTTTAACATTTAAAATAACATTTAGTGACATCATTTTAAAATATTTGTAAAGAATAATTAAAGGTAAAAACATTTTTGCAGACAATACAGACATTATTAATGCCTTAGGTAAGTTAAGTATAAAGTTATTTATTAAATTAGAAAATAAATCAGGTATTTTTAATGAATTATTAGATTGTTCATTAGCATCGGTAGCGACTTTTGTTAATACATCATCAATAACTTTTTTTGCTTGTTTATTTTTTACTAAATAAACAAAATCTTCCATATGTGTATCATCAACATCTATTTCAAAATTATAACAATCTTTAAATTTTAAAACCCCTCTATATCTTAAATTTTCATCATCTAAATCAATTCCTTCAACATCATCAAAATCAAAATAGGATTCAATATCTTCTTCATTTTCGTCAAACATATCAACGGCATTTTGATTTTTAAGTTCATCTTTTTTTGTATCTGAACCACAAACAGAAAGTAACTTTTTTAATAACCTGTCGACAAGATTTAATGATTTATCAAATTGAATAGTTTTACCACTATTTTGACCTCCCTGAATTGTTAACAACATTCCGGTTTTAATTATATCATTTATTTCAGGAAACTCTATCGATGAATAATAATCAGATATAAAATCTTGTACTTTTATACCTGAAACATTTCCTTGTGTTAATCCTGAAAATGTATAATGTTGGTTATTTACATCCCAAGTAGTTGTAAATAATGTATTATCGTTATTAGAAATAAAATCATATGTACCTCCACTAAATATGGTGTATAAGTCTCTATTAACTTTTTGTTTATTTCTTTCTGTTGATTTAGGTTCATAAACAATTTGACCTAATGATGACGCCGGATCAACAGTTAAAATATCTAATAAATCGAATTCTTCAGGTCTTAAGTTTATTGTGTCACCAGTAATAGGTCTGTTTGTACCACAAATACCATCGCCAACAAATAAACATTCAGATAACCTTTTTATCACTATTTCCTTAGCTGACGCTAAAGCCTTTTCACTTGCACTTATTGCATGTCTATTTATTTTTTTTTTGACGTTGTTTTTTTCTGAATTTACTGTAGAACCACTTTGTGATATTTCAGATTGTTTAGTTTTTTTGTCAACACTTAAAAATTGTTCAACAACTTCTAAAATTTCATTGAAAATATCTTTTTTGTTTTCTTTTTTTTGGTTTTTTCTTTGTTTTAAACTATCAAGTTTCTTACCAACAAAATCATTTGTTGACGGTATATTTTTAGGATATTTATTTTCAAATGAATTTGAAAATCCTTTTGGGTCATCATTAATTTTTTTTATACCTTCAATTAATGATAAAAGAGAATTTTTAGTATTTCTTAATTTACTCATTATAATTTATAAACACCATCATTTGATTCATTGTCAGGTTCAGACATTAACTTTTCTAACAAAAGTTTATCATCTTCAGTCAATTGTAATTTACCCATATTAGAATTTGAAGAAGATCCTTGAGTTTGTTTTAATAATGCACTTTGAAGTTTAACTAATGATATTTTCTTTTCAGTACAATCATTTAAAATTTTTTGTTGTTCTTTTATCACGGGTCCAATAACACTCATATCTTCAGAATCTTTCATAAATGATAACATTTTTTTTGTTATCATTGACGCAGTATTTTTTTGTTCCACAATATCATTATAAATTTCTTGCATTAAAGCTAATGCTGAATCTGTATTTAGTGATATTAAATTTTTTCTTTCTCTCATAATATGATAAATATATATTATTTTAATTTATGAAATTTAGAATAATACCTTTATAAAGTTTTTTAAATTTTTTCATACATATCCTTATTTCTTTTGTAGATAATGATGTCATTTCACGTAATGAAAGTAAAATTAAATTTTTATTAAATTTATTTCCATCACCTACTTGAAATATTTTATCAAAATTTGAAAAAATCTCTAAAAGAGCATAACCTAATTTTTCTTCATTCTCTGTTAAATCTTCTTTTTCCATAAACTCTTCCATTTTTATGGTGATTTTAACTACAACGTCTTCATAATCAATAAAATTTTCATCTATAACGTAAGAATATTTAAAATTTTCTTCTATATCAGAAGAAATATCTTCATAAGAAACATTTCTATTTGTTTCTTTTGTATCTTTTTGTATAGCACCCATTAAATAATTTTTACATATTGTTCCAAAATAAGAATATGCTTTATGATTTTTTGTGTGGTCGAATTTATTAATTTTTGTAATTAAAAAAGACATTGTATCGCTATGTATATCCGAAAAATCTAAATCTTTTCGATATAATTTATAACGTCGAATAATAGATTCGACCATTATAATGAGAGGTTCTTTTAAATATTCATTGAATATCTTATTCTTTTCTATTTCGGATTCGGATTCTAAATATCTCACCACCGCTTTTTCTTGGTCCTCCCCAAAATACACTTTTTGGGTTCTCTTACGGGGCATTATTAATTTTTTACATAATTCAATATATCTCGTTTATTTTTAAAAAAGAATTCTTTTTTTGCTGTATCTAACCAGAATTTAACTTCTTCTTCAGATATTTTTAATTTATCATCATTTTTATATGACCAAAATAATGAGTTTTCTCTAAAATTTACATGTTGATATCCTATTTTTGGTATAGTCATAATAGATATACCATTATGTGTTAGTCTTAATAAAAACTCATACCCAAAAGTTAATTTTATATTATCTTTTAATTTACCATGTTCTTTAATAACTGATGTTCTATATAATCCACCACTAATTTGGAAATTTTGATAATCTAAAAGTGCTTCATTATCCAAAAACCCTTGTTTTTCTGAGAATCCATATGCCCAAGTTGCTTCGTTTGTGAAACTTAAAAAAGTACCTTCAACATTAATATCTCTAACAATAGGTAGAAAAACATCTACCGTTGGATTTTCCTTGCTATATGTGTTCATAAATTTCAACCATGATGGTCTATATTCGTCATCTATTTCAAGTATTGAAAACCATTCGGTATCACAGTTATCAATCCCTAAATTTATTTGACTACAAAAATCAGTTTCACCTTTGTTTATTAATATTTTAGATTCGATTTTATCTGATATAATATTAATATTTGATGTTATATTTTTAGGACCAACAATAATTAATTTAACATCATTATAAAATTCTTCGACCGATTTAACCGCATTTTCAAACATTATCCGATAATCATCATTCCATTCATGTATTGGTAAAATAATTGTTATATTTTTCATACTTTAATTTCTTCGTTATTTAATTTTTCTAATGCCTTTTCTATGACTGTTATTCTATTTGTTTTAAAAGATTCAAAAATAACTGTAATATTCTTTTCAGTTATTTCTTTTTCATAAGGTAACAATGTATCCTTCATTTTTTGTTTAACTTCGTCTGTTAGTTCAACACCTTCAATCCAAGCCATAACATACTTACCTAAAATTTCAGTAATTTTATTTTCATCATATGTCCACATTCCATTTTCATCTAACCAATCTGGTTCGTTTTTAGGTATTTTACCAATTACAGGTACGCCACATTTCATGGATTCCAATGGAAACGTACCGAAAGTTGAATCATCATCTACCCAAACGGAAACAAAAGAATCTTTTAACGCGTCTGAAAATTCTTCATATGTTAATTGATTCATATCTTTAAAATTTATCCATCTTAATTGTGGATATTTTAAATAAAATTCTGATATAATTTTTTTATTGATTGATCTATCTCTACAAGAAATAGAAATAGTCGGATTAGGTGTTTTTTCATTTGGTTTAAAGTTTTCTCCGATTATTGGTGGAATAATAAATACATTAACATCTTTAAAATACTCAATTATATATTTTTTAGTATATTCTGTTGTAGTGATTATTTTATCAAAACCAAAATTAATCCATCTACTACCAATTGGTAATGTTTCGTAAATATATTCTTTTTGTTGTACTAACATAACTTTAGTACATTTAATATTAGAAAGGTTTTCTAATATGTTAGAATAATATTCTGGAACAACAACAATATCTTCTATTTTTATTTCAACTTTATCGTCTTTAATTGTTAAAACATCTAATGAATCATAATCATTTCCTAACCATGATTGTACTCCTTGATATGTTTTATCTTCAACTAATATTTTAACATTATACCCATTGTTTTTTAATGTTAATGCAAGGTCATAAATATATTTAACTGATGCTCTAGGATTATTCTTAGTATCATAAGTTAAAAAATAAATAACATGTTCGTTAGAGATTAAATTATGTAACGAATTTTCTAATTTTTCAATATTTTCTTTATTCATATTCATCTTCTTCTAATAATATTTTATTTTTTATTAGTGTGTTAAACGCAATTTTAAAAGAAACTGAAACTTCGTTTTGTGAGAATGGAACAATTTGTTCATCCATTTCAACATATTCATTTAAAATACGATCTAAACACATTTTAATTGTTTCGTATTTAAAAATGTTTATTTCTAAAGTTTCACTTTCTCCTTCTTTTTTTATTGGATCTTGGATTTGACATTTTGAAGTAATCCCATCAATGTCGATGTAATAGTTTTTTCCGAATATTTCAAGCATTCTTTATTTATTTGAGATAATTTATTTATTTCTATTGAATTTGTAAAGTGATTATTATACGGTGTATTAAATTTAATTACTTTTTTATTCTTAGGACAAGAATTAATTATTTCTTTATTATCTGTTATCCATAAATCACATTCATTCCATAATTTGTTCATTTTATCTAAAGAAACAAATCTAATAGAATCACACATAACACCATTCTTAGATAAGAAGAAAAGAGTTGCCGGTTTCCCCTTACCTTTTTCAGTATGACCTATTAATGTAACATTAATATGTGGATTCTCAAAAATCAAAGAATTTAATTCTGTACAAGATTGATGGTAACTTAAACCCGCATGACCATAAATTTCTATAGGGAAATCAAAATATGTAAATTTTATAAATTCATCATATGACTGAAATTTGTACGAATTAAAAAGATTATCATTATATATTGGTTCATTTATACCATATTCAAAAGTTTCTTCTGAAGGTGACTCGGTATTAAAAAAATAATCTTTGTAGTGATAATCAAATTTTTGGATAGTGTTCCTTAAAACGCCATCGATACTTATAAATAATTCCATAATAAAATATAATAAAAAAATTTAAATAAATAAAGTTTTAATCATACCTTTTTAATATTTCGCCAATTATAGGATTACGAACAATATCTTTTGTATCAAATTCAAAAAAACCAACATTTTTTATATTCTCTAATCTCACCTTAGCATCATATAATCCTGTTTTTGTTTTATCTTTAAATTTATCTGATTGTTCTAAATCACCTGAAATAAAAAACTTTGAATTATATCCTATTCTTGTTAGTAAAAGTTTCATTTGTGAAGGTGTTGTATTTTGTGCTTCTTCAAATATAAGAATCGTATTATCAACATTCCATCCTCTCATGAAAGCTAAAGCAGCTACTTCAATAAAACCTTCTTGTTTTAATTTTTCTCTACATTCTTTACCAATAATTTTATTCAATAAATAATAAGACGGATAAATATATGGGTCAAGTTTTTCTTCTAAATTACCTGGTAATGATCCTAACTTTTCTTCAGCTTCTACTGCTGGTCTTACTATTATAATTTTTTCATACTTATTTTTATCGTCCCATAATAATGTCACTGCTTTTTTCATGGCAATGTACGAGTTATGTGTCACTATGAAATTATCAGTTAAATATAATTGGTTTTCAGAATCAATAGTTATACATTTAGCTTCTTTATCTCCAACATAATCAATACTAGTTATAAATCTTTTTGGGGGGTATTTAGTTTTTGGTTTTACTAAATCTAATTTTCTTTTGAGTTTAAATGGTTTTATATCGTTTGGAAGATTTATTGTTAATGTATATGCGATATTACAAATAATTTTATTACCATTTTTATCTCTGTAAAAAGGTTTTTTATTAGTGATATTGACTACACCACCTAAACTATTTACTAAAAATTTAACATCATTCATTAGTTCTACTGATGTTGTTGTGTAAAAAACTGATGTTCCATTTCTATTTACATATCCATCACTATCTAATAATCCTTGTAAAAGTTCTATTCTATTTTCTACTGAATTAAAAAGATATTTTTTAGGTATAAATTTATTTATACTTTTTATACTATTTAACCTACACTCTCTAATTTCATCGAGAATTAAATTATTAGAAGTCTCTATTCGTTTAGAAACAATTGAATAACCATATTTAGCAGATGGTACTTCTTTAAGAACACAAGTTTCAGGAATTAAATAATTGATATTATCAACTATTTCAGTATCAGCAGTAGTAAATGTTATTCTTTCCTGTGAAAGTCCACCATCACCCAATAAAATACCCATTAAATATGGTTTTACAAAAAGAGGAACTTCATTAAAATTTACAGGTTTAGTTATTGGAATCGTATGGTTTTTATATCCACGACTAGAAATAATACTTTCTCTTATTTCTGATAATTCTTTAACACTCCCTTTTAATGGATTTTTAAATCTTTCACCTTTAATTTTTGTACGATTATTTCTATCTTTTTCTGTTTGTGTAAACCATAAATGTTCATTACATGTTTCAGTAAAAGAACCATCATTAAATAAAACTCTATAAATAGGTTTAATTCCTTGAGGATGTGTGGCAATCACTTTAGTTTTTTTACCATCTTCACCAATCACATAATCACCAACTTCAATATCCCCCATAGTTTTTTCACCATCAGGAGTATAAATAATGGAATCTAAAGGCTGTGCTTTTCCCACACCAGCAGGTCCAAAACATAAGGTAATTTCATTTTCACCTAAAATTTTCCAATATTCTTCTTGATTTGTTGTTAAAAATTTTTCTTTTGGTTCTTTTATTATTTGCCTAATTCTTTCTTTCTTAGGTGTTTTATTTTCAGTATTATTTTCTGAATTCAAATTTGATTTTCTCAATTTATTTTATTTTATTTATTTATTTAATTATGAACCGGATGAACCAAATCCACCTTCGCCTCTTTCAGTTATTGTTAATTCATCAGATTCAACAAAATTTATTTTTGGATATGGTATAATCATAATTTGTCCTACCCTATCACCAACATTATAAATTGTTGTTTTATTATTAACTTTATTGAAAGTTAATTGAATCTCTCCTCTGTATCCACTATCAATAACACCAACAGAATTAGTTAATTCTAAATCATATTTCCGAATAGATGATCTAGGAAAAACTAAACCAACATAGTCTTTAGGTATCTCTAACGAGATACCCGTACCATATGTGACTTGGTCTATAGTGTTAGATATTATTGTTGTTGCCGTTAAGTCCATTCCAGCATCCCCGTCTTTAGAATAAGACGGGGTTACTGCAGTTGGATTTAATTTTTTTAACCTAATTTTCAATGAGGTGTTAATATTCATCGCATTATTTTGAATGTCATTATCAATAGCTAACAATACTTTGTTTAAATCACTTATAAGTGAAAAATCAACATCATCAGATTCTAAAGAATTTTCAATTTCACGTAGTCTATTAACGTAATCATCGATATTATTTTTATCCATCTATTTTTTCTATTTTATTTTTTTTAGTTTCTATCCATTTATCTAATTTTTTAATTCTATCTTTCAACTCATCATCTTGTGGTCTTATACAACATTCAACAAAAACATCTGTAATTTTTTGTAGTTCCTCTACAGTCACTTTTACTTGTAAAGAATTTAAATACTCTACCACCATTTTACTTTGTGATTGTCTTAAAATCTGAAGTTCACGACTAAAAAATTCCATTTTTTTGGTTTTTTAATTATTTAAAATATTGTGGGGTGTTTTGTTTATCAATTACACATTCAATTTGTAATTTTACAATTGATAAACTTTCACTCGATCTAACATCTTCAGATCGATATTTTGCAACTACAATAGTTGCTTCTTCAACAGATTGAGCTTCAACAACATACTTGATTTTTTGAAGCCTTGGATTACCATTTCGGTCGAGTTGTTCTAACTCATAACCTACAGTTACTAAATAATACATGTTTACTAGATTATTGATTTAAAAAATTGTGTCCTATTTTTAGAAACATTTTGAAGAGAATAAGTATCCTTTACAGTTTCATAAAGTTTATTACCTAAATCTTCTATCATGTTTGGGTTATCTATAAGTCTTTTCATTTGTTGTGCCCATTGTTTATGGTTTTTTTTAGGTGACACTAAAAGAGCGTTACCTTTATCATTAATTTTACCACCATAATCAAAAACATTAATTAAATCATGAGTATATGGTAGTGTTTCACTTGCAATTAATGCCTTCTTATGGAAACCTGCTTCAATAACTTTTAGTTGTGATTTATTAGCATTAAAGTCACTTTCGATAAGAGGGGCGAAAGATACGTCAAATAAATTATAATTCATAGCATATTTATTTACTGGTTGTGTCCAAACTCTACGATATCTCTTTTCAGATGTATCATATTCTTTCTGGGTGAAAGATAGTAAATATTTTTTATAATCTTCATCTATGTACTTATAATTTTCTGTAAATATTTTTTCATAATTATACCAAACAGTTTCCATTGGTTGAATTGGTCTAATTTTTTGTTCACCAGTCTGTGGATTATTTTCAGTTACAGTACCTCTTAAATCGAACCCACATAAAACGAATTGTGTGTTTGAATATTGTCCAAGAATTGAACTAATACCTGAAGACATTAATTTAACATCATGATAATGACTTGAACCACCTAACCACCCAAATCTTATTTTATCAGATTTTTCTGGATTTGATTTAAATTGTGGTTCATTTGGGTCAACAGCATTTGGAAAAACTAAAACATTTTTAATACCTAATTTTGTTCTAATCGAATCAGCAAAAGTTTGAGTTGTACAAGTTACCCAATCTGAAGCTTTCATTAACTCAACTTTTTTACGAGGTATTTCATGTTGTTTAATTTGGTGATACATTGGATGAGTAAAATCAACTAACCAATAATCATCGATATCCATAACCACTTTTATACCTTGTGATTTTAACTTTTTAATTCTTTCTAAATTTTGTTCATGACTCATTTGATGAATAAAACTATGAAATACTACAACATCATATTTTTTAAAAAGTTCATCGTCATTTTCTACGTTCATGGATATATCAACATGAAATTCGTCTGAATAGTTATCACCAATAAATTTAAAGGGATCTAAAATTCTATATTTACCTACACCGTGTATATCAGGAGGAATTGTTAAAATATTAATTTTTGACATTAAATAATCATTATAAAATAATAATACAAAAAAGAAATTAAAAAAAAAATAGAAAAATTATTTAGATTTATTAACACCAGTAATTTTACCCTTAAAAATAGAATCACCAACTTTTAACACTAAATTTTCATTGATTGAAAGAGTTTGTTGTGCGGTTAAAATTTGATTCAGTTTTGAATCTAATATTTCTGTAACTGTTTTTCTTACGATATTCTCAATTAATGGCGTTAATTCTTTCATTAAATGACCATCATTATTACTTTGTATTGATTTACTTGAGTTACTATTAATTCTAACACCCTCAGCTTCCATTAATTTTTTTGTATTTTTAACAAAATCTAAATTTAATGAATCATTTAAACTTATTTGTGGTATAGGTGTATCAATCATCGCCTTTTTTATAACGTCAGGGAGTTTAGATTCCATAACTTTTTTAGATGAAACACTTGTTGCGTTGTTTTTTAAATACGAAGGGTCAATATCTTCAGGGTTAGACCTTAAAATTGTTTCATTTATATGTCCTCTCTCATAATTACCTCCATCAACTTTATTTAATACTTTTTTTGCTTGAACTAATTTCATCATTAATTCATTTTCACTTATTGTACCTTTTACCATAATGTATTTTTTTATAATATAATTATTTTTAAAAAAAGATTAAAGCTTTAATTCTTTTTATTGATTCTTGTAATGGTATTGTCCCTATGACAATATTATCTTTTTTCATTAAATTAAATAATTTTACTTCGGTTTCTTTTTCAATCCTTCTACGAGTCCCTTCACCCGGTCTAGAATTATCTCCGATTTCTTTTTTTCTATTAGACCAATCATTAAATTCTTTTTTACGTAAATTATCCATAAGAATATTAAAGTCGTCTGGTGATATTGTTTTTTTACCATCAATATCCTGAACTTTTTTCTTTAATTCATCGTAAATTTCAGATGTGAAATCAATTTTTGGGTCGGGTGTTATTGGAGGTTTTGATTCTGGTTTTGGTTCAGGTAATTCCGGTTCTATTGTAGGTTCGGGTTCTGTATCAGGTTCTGGTTCTATTTCAGGTTCTACTGATGGTTTTGGTTCAGGTAATTCCGGTTCAGTTGCTGGTTCTGGTTTTTCATCATCTTTTTTGGGTACTGTAGGTAACGTACCCCAATCACTTGTAACATAAACAACACTTAAAGACTTATCACCACTATCATTTAAATCAGGTCTTTTTACATCGAAAGTTTCATCTTCATATATTTGAATACCAGACATTCGATTTAACATGAATAATCTCCATCCATGTTTTTCAAAACCTTTTTTAGATATTGACGGCGGTTGAACCCAACCTCTAGCAACTAAATTACCTTTTTTTGTTAACCCTAATACAACTAACTCTGCTTTAATTCTTCTACCCGGTAATACTTCACCTTTTGGTCCATTATAATAAAAAGAAACTAAAAATCTATTTTTTATAGCTTTAGTAATTCTTTCTCTTTTTGAACCAATCGACATTTCTAATAAAATCTTTTTAAAATTATTCATTAAAAAATAGTTTTTTTCTTATAATCTTCAGTAGAGTTATATTTATTTCGTGCAATTAATAATGTTCTTTCACTAATATCTGTCTTTGTTCCAACAATACCATTACGTTCACCTCTACCTTTTTCATCACCATTAGATATAGCGTTTGGATTATTTGAATTATAAGGATAATTTGGTCTATATATATTTTTAGAATGTAAATTTACTCTTTCATTCATATCTGTTTTAGTACCAACAAAACCATCAATTTCTCCTCTACCTTTTTCATCACCATTAGATTTTGCATTTGGATTATTTGAACCATATAAAAAACCTGTTTTATAAATGTTTTTTGATAAAAGTTCATTCCTTTTATTTATATCTGTTTTAGAACCAATAACACCATTTGAATTTTCACCTTTCCCTTTATCATCACCGTTAGATATTGCGTTTGGGTGTTTTGAATTATAATCATTTAATGGTTTATAAATATTTTTTGATAATAAAGTTGTTCTTTCAAGTATATCTTTATTAGAACCAATACTACCATTATTATTTTCACCTTTTCCTTTATCATCACCATCAGATATTGCGTTTGGGTTATTAGTACCATAACCATTATTAGATGTGTATATGTTTTTACCTAATAGAATGTTTCTAACATTAATATCAGTTAATCCACCTATTGATTTTGTTGTTTCCCCCTTTCCCTTTTCATCACCATCAGATATTGCGTTTGGATTGTTAGAATCATATAAAAATTTATTATTATATAAATTCTTAGATAATAATGAGTTCCTTTCAAGTATATCTTTTTTAGAACCTATATTACCATTCAACTCTCCTTTACCTTTTTCGTCATTACTAGATAACGCATTTAAATTATTTGAATCATACAATTGATTATAATTGTACTGATTTGTTGATAAATGTTGTTGTCTTTGTTGTTCAGCTATTATTTCTAATTGAGTTGCCATATTAATGTGTGATTAGTTTTTTTATTTTTTCAAGTTCTTCAAATAGTTTTAATGATGAAACACTTGTTTTATTTGAATTACTTTTCATTAAATTTAATGGGATTTTAAAACTAAATCTTTTGGTGTGTGAATTTAAATAACCATTTTTTCTTTGACCAGTTAAACCTGAAGCCTCATCAGATTTTTTTTTCGATTTTTTATTACTTTTAATCAAATCTCTTTCGTTATTTAAAAACGTTAATGCCCATTTTTCCATTAACTCCCCACCACAAAGATCATATTTTAATTTATCCTTAATTTTATCCATGTTCTGAATATCATGAATAATTCTTTTTAATTGATTATATTTTACAGTTTTGTCTTCTAAAAGTTTTTTAGCTCTTTGAATACCTTTAATATTTTCACCATTCAACCAAGTTATTGTTTGTTTTATTTTGACTAAAATATCTTGAGGTATTTTAAAAACCCTGTTTTTTAAATCTTTATTCATCTTCTCTTTTTAATAGTTTAAAAACATGACTTAATGGTACATTATTCTTTTTTAAAGTTTTTTTCAAAGCAGATATCTGTTTTTTTATAATAGGTTCTAATTCTTGATCAACATCTTCATATTGGTCTTTCTTTATTAAATCATTACTATCTGTTTTTTTATTGATAATACTTTCAACGTAATCTTCAATATATTTCTTAGGATTTTCAATAAGTCTAACTTTATCACCTTCTAAATCCTCATCATATCCATATGAAGATAATCTTTCTTCAGTTTCATCATCATCAATTTCAAGTTCATGTTTAAAATATTTTTTAGCGGATTCAATATCAGCATCTCTCCCTAATGTTTTTTCATATCCCAATCCTTTACTTAAATCAGATTCTGCCCAATATCTAAGTGATGTATGCGTACCGTGTACACCATGAATACCCATAGAACCACCACCTGTTTTTACAATTTCATCGGTAGTTTTATGTGTTGTACCTTTACTATCTTTAGTTAATGGTACTTTCTTTTTAGAAATATTTCCAAATTCATCCACTATTTCATCTAATTCATTTTCAACTTTATCTGGTATTTTTTTATAATCAGTTTTACTTGAAAATTCTTTAGACCATTTATCCCATTTTTTCCTTTCTTTTTTAGGTATGGATTTATCTCCCGCTTTAGCATAAAAGAATCTTTGTTGTGCTTTAGATGCAAAAGTTTCCTCAATTATTTTCTTTAAATATTGGTCCATTTTATTATTTTTTAATATTTATAAATATCAAAAGAAATGAAAGATATTTATATATAATGAATAGTCAAAATATTTTAAAATTTTACGGATCAAAACTAGATTTAAAACTAGATTCATCAGAATTTTATGATTTTGAATTATCGGAAGATACAAATTATAATACTGACGTATTAGATTTAACAACTGAAATATTATACACTGGATTGACTGTTGATTCTTCTTGTTATTCTGGTTTTACAAATTTATGGGTACTACCCATAAACGAACAATATACTGGACATACGTGTGATTTTAAAATAAGAAAAAGAACAGAAAAAGGTTGGACTTTAGATTTTGTTTTTAACCGAAATAATATTGGATGGTCAGGTGGGTCAACTTTTTATTATTGGGGAATTAGTGGTGAAACAATAGAATCAAATTATGTTGATAATAATCTTTCGTTTAAATTTACAACAGATGGTAGAATAAAATGGAATTCGTATAGATATTCTGGTTATTGTGATTCAACAACAGGGTATACTGAATCTTACTATATTTCATCAGGGCAAACACCTATTTTATGTTCAAATGGAACTTCTTCCGATTTCAACATCACAATAACTTTTGATAGATATAATCATTATGAAGATTGTGATATTGAAAATAAAGGTGGAACAAATGATTTAATTCGAAATCTATACACTATTGACTATAATGGTAATACTGGTTCAACAACAACACAAATCACAACAGGATATACAATCATAAACACTTTAAAAGATTGGATATCAGGTGGTACAATAACTAACGAATATATTGAAATGTTAAATAAAAAATGGTCCGATAATAAAAAACGAAGATTAGGAACATTAAAAATATTTCATAATGGAAAAACCATATATAAATTAGAAAATTGGGAAGAAATTATTCCATCATTAAGAGAATCTGAAAATGAAATAATTCAAAAATGGGGTGGAGGTACGATATCGTATAATGACATACACACAGGAAACACTCTATTTCAAATTAAAAAAATTAAATATTTTGAGGAACCATTGGATTTTGTTCATATTAAACATCACTATTTAACATCTGTGAAACCAAATTATTCCATAAATGAATGTACAAGTGATTGTATAGATAATATTGTTAGATTATTAACTAGAACACCAACACCAACATTAACTAGTACTCCAACGCCAACACCAACACAAACACCAACACCTTCACCGACATTAACTAGTACACCAACACCGACATTAACTAATACACCGACATTAACTAATACACCGACATTAACCAGTACACAAACACCAACACCTTCACCTACATTAACTAGTACACAAACACCGACATTAACTAATACACCAACATTAACTAGTACACAAACACCAACAAGAACTAGTACACCAACACCTTCACCTACATTAACTAGTACACAAACACCAACATTAACACCTACATTAACTAGTACACAAACACCAACATTAACACCTACATTAACTAGTACACAAACACCAACATTAACTAATACACCGACATTAACATCAACATTAACACCCACATTAACTAGTACACCAACACCAACATTAACTAATACACCAACATTAACTAGTACACAAACACCAACAAAAACTAGTACACCAACACCTTCACCCACATTAACTAATACACCGACATTAACTAGTACACCGACATTAACACCGACATTAACTAATACACCGACATTAACTAGTACGTTGACATTAACACCAACACCAACAGTTACCCCAACATCAGGTGCTTTACTTTTAGACCTTTACACAAATGCAGCTGCAGCATATTCTTTGCGTAAACTTAGAACAGAATATTCGGGAAGCGCAATAAGAGTGAGAAGGTCAAGTGATAACACAGAGCAAGATATTGGATTTGTGGGTGGTAATTTAGATACAACGACATTAACAACATTTGTTGGCTCTGTAAATGGATTTGTAACCACATGGTATGACCAAAGTAGTAATGCAAATAATGCAACAATGTCAACGCAGGCGAATCAACCGCAAATAGTAACTAATGGAGTTGTTGAGCTTTTAAATAATAAAAAAGCAATAAAATTTAATTCTCGTACATTAATCTTAACATCAATAATAACAACAACTAATAGTCTTTATTCAATTTTTGATTTAACATCAGTAGAAACAATTAATAGATCTAATGTTGTAGGTGGTGATGCTGGTTCATTTTTAAGTAGATATAACGGTGGAAGTTATCAATTATTAAGAACTGGACAAATTGAATTTATAAGTTCATCGACTATTAGAAATAGTAATCAAATTTATTTAAATACTGCGTTAACAACAAATACAGGAATAAAAACATATATAAATAATAATTTAGATAGATCGTTTGTTGGTAATCCATTATTTTCATCTGGTATTAATTATTTAGGTTCTTCTGTAGGTACAAGTCAGGACAAATTTGTTGGAAGAATGCAAGAAATAATAATTTATAATTCCAATCAAGAATCAAATCTACTTGGAATACAGACAAACATAAACACGCACTATGAGATATATATACCACCAACACCAACACCAACACCTTCACCCACATTAACTAATACACCGACACCAACATTAACTAGTACACCGACATTAACACCGACATTAACACCGACATTAACACCGACATTAACTAGTACACCAACAGTAACACCAGTTTATGACGCAGATGCTCAGACATTCTTTAACCGTGTTACAACGGCAGGAGGAACTTTGACAGCAACGGAACAAAACGCGGTTAATACTTTGGTACTTGCCATGAAGGCAGATGGTATCTGGGATAAGATGATAGCCATTTATCCGATGGTGGGAGCAAGTGCGGCAGCGTGTGCACAGAATTTAAAGAGCGCAAGTTTCACTGGAACATTTAGTAATGGATGGACTTATACAAGTAATGGTGCTAAACCTAATGGAACAGGTGCCGTTATGAATACAGGATATGTTAAAACAATTTTTTTATTTGGTATGAGTTTCTATAATAGAACTAATTCAAATAAATTAGGTTACGATATAGGAGAACCAAGTTTAGGGGGAGGTACTCATATTCTTTTAGGTCTTGGTTCTACAAGTGCTAGAGTTAGAAATAATACCAATGCTAACATTGATTATAATTATGGTGTAACAAATGTAGGATTTTGGCAAACCAATAGAATTGGATTATCAACAAATGGGTTTAATTTTAATTATAATGGAGTAGTTGTTGGACAGAATTCAAGTTATGATGGTATATTAAATAATCAAGAATTAAAACTTAGTGGTTTTGGAAGCCTATTTTCAGATAGAGAATGCGCTTTTGCTTCTTTAAATGAAGGATTAACCAATACCGAGGCATCCAATTTTTATACATCAGTTCAATCATTCCAAATAAGTTTAAATCGCCAAGTAAATTAGTAATTATGATAGGATATATTTTAACAGTTGAACAAAAACAAGAAATAAAAGGTGTATTTTTTACTGATAACATATTTTTTAATTGCGTTCAAGATATTAATGGAACATGGTTTTTATTCTTATCTCATCAAGACATTGAAATTTTACCACAAGAATTTCAATACCTTTTAACATTACCAACGGGAGAATATGTTCCACCGTTGCCACCAGATTTTAACCTTAACTAAAATAACATGGAAATAAATAATTTTTCAATAGATACAGACACAAATAGTTTAAATTTAAATCCTTTGGGTGGAACAAATAACGGAAAATTTACATTAATGACTACTTATTTTAATAGAAGTGTTGTATATTTTCTAAATGGTACATTGTAAGAAATAGTAATGTACACTAATAATCAATAATCTAATATTATAAAAATTAACACAAATATAAATACAAATTATGGAATCTATTAACGGATACAAATACAATAATGAGGATGACGCCTTACACGCACAGGACATTTGTCGAATAAACGAAGGATTACCAAAGCCAGGTGGAACAACCTTGCAGGCGGTTGACGTACAATATGCTGCGTTAAATGAACCACCATTTTGGTACATTGTCTTTTGTAACGAAAGTCAAATACTTGGAACACCCATTGACTTTGAAGTTATATATCCTGAAATGAATTTATAACAACAAAACACCTTTTTTTACTTATAATAATATTTTTTAAACTATTTATTTTAAATGTTATTAAAAATAATGTGGTCAGAGTTTTATAATACAATCTTAAAATAAAATATTTATAACGTATGGAATTTTTTATAAGACAAGGGGCATCAGACCCGATATTAAAGATGAGGATGATTGATGATGGTAAAAATGATAAATCATCATTTAATGATTTGTTGGAAAATTCTAACATTACTTTTAATATGTTTAGAATAGAAGATGGGGAACCATTTATATTAAATTCTCAATGTAATATAACAACAAGGAATAAAAAATATAATCAAACAACGGACGAGTATTATATTGTTCATAGATTTACAGAATCACATACATCGAAGATTGGAAAATATGAAGGTAAAATTACTATTCAATTTTTAGACACAAATTCTAACCCAACCAATAAGTTAATTTTACCAATAAAAGAAAAATTATTTATTACAGTATTTTAATAAAATTTAGTATATTTGTATCGAAGACAAATTACACGGTTTGTGTAAGATAATGAGTCGAATATAAATTTATACTATGTCAAAAATAATATCTCAAGAAGTTATTGAAAACTTCTTAAATGGTGGTGATCCTGAAAAATACATTGTTAGTGTTGAATATGACTATAAGACAAATAAAATATATAAAATAATTCAAGACCCTGAAAAAGGGAAACATATTAAACAAGACACGTTTACACCTTTTCTTTGGGTTGGTAATTTAAGTGGATTAAATTTCTATCAAAATAACAAATCCCAACAAAAGAATAAAATGGGTGAACACGGTATTCTAATTGAAAAATTAGAAACAGGTGGTAATGACCGTTTAGAAAAAGGTTTAACTTATATAGTAAAATCAATAAAAGGATATACTAATTTAATTAATTTTTTCAAACAAGGTGGAATTGATCCTTGGAATGAAAAAGTGAAACATCTGTTCACTATTTTAACACCTGTTGAACAATATTTAATCCAAAAAAATAAAAGACTTTTTAAAGATATTGAAGATTATTCTGATGTGCATCGGTTTGTATTTGATATTGAGACAACAGGTTTAGATCCAAATGTTGATAAAATTATATTAATTGGTGTTAAAGATAATAGAAATTTAAAAGAAACTATTAATGCGTTTGGTGAAGATGGTGAAAAAAAATGTATTGAAAAATTCTTTTCTTTAATTAAAGAAATAAAACCAACAATTATATCAGGATATAATTCAGCGTCATTTGACTGGCCATTTATATTAAAAAGAGCCTCTATATTAAATGTAGATGTGAAAGGTTTAACCCAAATTTTCACATCGAAAGGGATGAAAGAAAAGGAAGGTTTTTTAAAACTAGCAAATGAAATTGAACCCTATACACAACACATAATTTGGGGATTTAATATTATAGATATATGTCATTCAGTTCGTAGAGCTCAGGCTATCAATTCAGAAATAAAATCATGGGGATTAAAATATATCACAAAATATTTAGAGAAAGAAAAAACAAATCGTGTTTACGTAGACGGTTCAAAAATATCCAAAATATATTTGGAGAATGAAAGTTATTATTTAAATCCAAAAACAGGAAATTATAAACAAATAGGTGATGTAGGTACAGAAAATTTATTAGAGAGGTATCCTGGAAAATATGAAATATGGACAGGTAAAAAAATTATAGAACAATATCTTGATGACGATTTATATGAAACAATGGTTGTTGACGATTCATTTTCACAGTCAACATTTTTACTTTCTAAATTAATACCAACAACCTATGAAAGGGTATCAACAATGGGTACCGCTACGTTATGGAAAATAATAATGTTAGCGTGGAGTTATGAAAATAAATTAGCAATACCAAGTAAAGATGAAAAAAGACCAATAACAGGTGGTTTATCTAGATTATTAACAGTTGGATATTCAAAAAATATTGTAAAATTTGACTACGCTTCACTTTATCCTTCTATACAACTTGTATATGATGTTTTCCCCGATTGTGATATTATGGGTGTTCAAAAATCAATGTTAAAATATTTTAGAAATATTCGTATTAAATATAAAAGATTAACAAGTGAGTTAGCTAAAATAGATCCAGTAAAATCTGAAATGTATGATAGAAAACAATTACCTATCAAAATTTTTATTAACGCATATTTTGGTTCATTATCTGCACCTCAAGTATTTCCTTGGGGTGATATGAATATGGGTGAAACGATTACTTGTGTTGGTCGTCAATTTTTAAGAATGGTGATTATGTTTTACATGAAAAAACAATATAAACCACTCGTTATGGACAGTGTTGAATATGATACACCTGTTTTTTTAAAGGACATTGAAGGAAATTTAGATATATTACCAATATGTGATTTATTTGATGAAAATAGTAACTATAAAACTGATGATGGATTAAGAGATTTTTCAATGAAGGAATATGAAGTTTTAACTGGTTCTGGTTGGAAAAATATTAATTACGTATATAAACATGGTACAAATAAACCAATACATAAATTAGTAACTAAGGATCGTTTAGTTAATTGTACTTCCGACCATTCAGTATTTCAAAATGGTGTACAGATAAAACCTACCTCTTTAGAAAGAGGTAGTAAAATAGATATTATTGATATACCAGTACTTAAATCTGAAAAAACTATTTCATTAAATATGTCTAAATTAATTGGATTTTTTGTTGGTGATGGTTCTTCATATTATAAGAACGTTAAAAGAACATACAGTAGTAAGAAAAATGGTTTAGTTTGTTATTTTAATAAAAAGGGTGAGTTTCATTTAAATAATTCTTCTTTAGAAATATTAAATGAAATGAAAAAAATTATATCTGAAGAATATGGAATTGAATGTACAATTAAAGATTATAGAACACATAGTGGTATATATAGATTGAAAACATCAAAAGTTTTACTATGTAAGTGGTTTTCAGAAAATTGTTATACTTCATATAGACAGAAAAAAATACCTACAGATATATTAAATGGTGATGATGAAATTATAAAATCATTTATGGATGGATTTTATTTAGCTGATGGATGGGGAGAAAATTTTAATGAGGCAACAGATATTACACAAAAATCTAAAGTATGTTTATCAGGTATTTCTTATATACTAAAAAGATTAAAAATTGAATATAAAATTTCAATTAGAAAAGATAAACCTGAAATTACTTCATTAATTTTAGGTACACACAGAAATGGGAAATATTATACAATAAATGATAAAAAATCAGAAAGGAATTCTGATGAAATATGGTTTAATGAAATACAATCAAATAAAGAGAGGTATGTTTATGACATATCTACTGAGGATGGTACATTTGTTGGTGGTATAGGTGGTATTTTATTAAAAAACACCGATGGAGTTAATTTTGAAACACCGGAAGATGTGGATGAACATAGATATATCGGTAAAGGTTTAAATGAATTAGTTATAAAAGGAAAAGAGTATATTGGTATCGAGGCAGATACGGCTGAATTTAATGATATTTTTATGAGGGATGAAATGGGTCTTGACATTGATTATGTTGCACCATCTTGTATTAATGTCTCGAGAAAAAATTATATAATAAAAGTTTTAAAGAAAGGAAAAGAAAAAATTAAATTAACAGGAAATACAATTAAATCTAAAAAATTACAACAATATGTTGTAGAATTTTTGGATGAAGGTTTAAAACATTTGTTAAATGGTGACGGAGTTTCATTTATTGAATTATATTACGATTATGTGAATAAAATTTATAATAAAGAAATACCATTATCTAAAATAGCAAATAAAGCACGTGTTAAACAATCAATTGATGATTATAAAGAATATGTTAAAAAAACAACCAAATCAGGTTCGTTAATGTCTAGACAAGCACATATGGAACTTATTTTGTTAAATGATTACCACGCTGGTTTAGGTGAAACAATTTATTATGTAAATAATAGTTTCAAAAAATCAGATGGTGATGTACAAAAAGTAAATAAATTAAAAAGTGGTTGGAGAAAAGATGATTTAAGTTATTATATGGAAAATAATAATGATAATTTACCTGATGATAATATGAAATCAATGATTAGAGTTAATTGTTATATGATTTCAGAAAAAGATATTTTAAATAATCCAGACTTAAAAGGAGATTATAACGTACCTCGTTATTTATCAAATTTCAATAAACGTATTGAACCATTACTTGTGGTATTTAAACCTGAGATTCGTGATGAGATTCTTATAGAAGACCCGAAAGATAGACAGTACTTTACAAAAACTCAATGTGATTTAGTTAATGGTTTTCCACTAAAAGAAGATGGGCAAGATAAATTAGACGAAGTAATGACTTTATCTGATAGTGAAGTTTCATTTTGGAATAGAGTTAAACGTGATCCTTTCTTTATGTACGTAGAAAATAGTATCGATTTAGTTGATAAACATTGGATAGACCATAATAGAAAAGTTGTAAACTTACAAGCAAAAAGTATTAAAAGTAATTCTGATGAAATTATAGGGACTAATGAAAGTGATTTATCTTTTCATGTTATTGATTTTTAAACATCAAGTGATTTAAAACTATGGATATTGTTTTCATCAAATATCGCAACGTTTTTACTACCACTTTCAATTATAAAAAAACCATCGTAATTACGTTTTTTTATTTCATTAATTATTGGTTCACACTCAATAATTCTCCAAGCACCATTTTTAATTCTCCATAAATAAAAATAAACACTTTGTGATTTATCTTTAATGTCAAATTCCGTATCTGAATCGTAATCATATCCCTTAAACCCTGTACCAACAACCTCTTTAATTTTTGTTCCATTAACTGAATCGACATAATTGGTATCTATCATATTTTGTAAAACATCTTTAAGATTAAATTCCTTCATTATTTCAGGTTTTGATGGGTCACATAATTTAATACCATCTTTTAAAATAACCTCAAATACTTTACCTTCAGGAAAATCGTCCACATCAGCAAACTGTTTTGCAAAATTAATGTTTGACGTTAAGAATATAGCACCAGCAAATCTTCTTAATTTTGGTGGAAAATCTCCTTTTCTATTACCATGGTAAAGAATCTCAACATTTGATAACCCATTAGAATCATTTTCAAGGGTTAATTCTTTTAACCCCATGAGTTTTTTCATCTTATATGTTTGTTCTTGTAAGTTCATAATATTTTATATTACATTATATGGTGATTGCATTGGTCTAAACTTTAATGCTTTATTAAGATTTTCAGCTTCAGCACCTTTTCTCTCAAGAATTTTTTCTGGTCTTAGTCTTTCTAATCTTTGCGTTAATTCCTCAACTAATTTTAATTTTTCATCTTTAGCTTCAGTTTGTAAAGATTGGTAATCAAGTTTTATTGTACTATCAGGTACTTGTAAATCCCCTGAAAATTTACTCCATATTCTAGATAAACCTTCTTTTGAATATGCAATAAAATATTTTCTTACCCAATTTTTTGATGGTTTATTTAATAAATCCCATGTTAACTCTTCTGTTTCAACATCGGACGGTAATTTAATAATACCTTTATTTTTATCAATACAAGTATCTGTCACTGTTGTATCATAATACCAATACCAAACCTTTTGTCTATTATTACGAATAGAACCAAAATCAAATCTACCTCCAGGAACATTATATAAATGTACAACTTTAGTACCGTTAGGTCCTGCAGTGACTCTATATGTTAGTTCTCCACCAATTAAACGATTTTTAATATTTCTATCTTGCATTCTTAATAATAAATCATATGCGGGTAACATGAAGTATGATCCAGATGAACCTTGTTGTGCAAATCCTCCAACTCCACCAAACGCAACGCCACCTAATCCACCGAAACCACCTAAAAACGGGTCTACAATCGAGTCAGTTAATTCAGCCCGACTAAACCACAATAATTCATTTATCTCTCTTCCTGCGGGAATTATGTAGGTTTGTGTGTTAGCACTTAACGAAATATAATCTTTTTTTAATTCTGCGTCACCACCTGATTGTAATCCAACTATTTTTGAATATGAGTGTGTATATTGTTCC